TCGTATTTTTCAATTTTAGCTAAATCAGATTTAGTTAAAAAATCTGGGCTAGATGTATAACTAGCGACCCCATGGTTCTCTATCATACTTTTTCTAATCTTATTTTTAACGGTTTTTAATTTATTAGTCGAATCAACACCATATTTCTCTAGATTACTATTTTTAGTTTGTTTTACCCTTAATGAATAATCACATTCTTTAGAACATGTTCTTAGTAAGATATTATCTTTATTATGTTCTCTAACTGGTCTATCACAAGTAACACATTTAGGGAATTCAAAAATATCATTTAAAATAAATTTAATTCTAATTTGGATACTAGTATTCTCTGGAGAAAAATCAGTTAGTTTATTAATTCCCTCAATTTGGGTTGGTGTTAAATTTTTAACAAAGTTGTTCTTAATCCTACCATTACTGGATAAACCTTTCGTTTTTATTAACTATTTCATATGGTGTATTTAAATTATTTTATTATGTTCATCATCTTAGATGTAAATAAATACCTAAAAAAGTTGTGAAAGTTAAATTATTTTCGTATCTTTGTTATTATTAATTAAAAATATAAAATTATGAAAAAATTATTATTAGTTATTGTATTATTATTTAGTGTGGTTAGTTTTGCACAAGAAATTACTTTACCTAAATTAAATTCTAAAGAATTTAATTGGAAGGATGGTTATGGTAAAGTAAAGGAAGTAAGGTTTGTTTTTCTAGGCGATAAACCTAATATAACGAATAAAATTTTGGAAAATGTCGTCATGTATTCAATGGTCAATGCTAAATCTAGTTTAACAAATCAACTTACATTTACACCTATAGCTTTAAATGTAATGGAGTATGAAGGTAATGTAATTGGAACTGTCACATTTAGAGGTAAAACTGCTGAACACAATATCCTTACAATCGTAAAATCTAACGAGATTGAAGAATTTGCAGCAACTTTCCCAGAAAGAACTGAGGAATTATTGAAACTTAAAGAAAACTATGATTTATTGACTGCAAAGTTAAATATGGTTTGGGATGAGTTGAAAATTTGCAGACCAAAAAATATAAGTAAAGAAGAACAAAAAAAATACGCTATTGCTGTTTTTGAAGTGTGTAAAACACATAAAGTTGAAAACTTCACTGGTTTATATTTCGGACTTGCACAATACAAGGTTAATTCTGTTGAAGAATTCTTGTTAAATTACGATGATAAATTATTATACAAAATCCTTTAACCCACATGGGTTAAGGGATTTTAATTAAACCAAATATTATGGCAATAGATTTTAAAGAAAAATTTGCAAATTTAAAGGCTAAAGATGCGGAACCTTTATCTCAAGAAGAATTGGGTTATGTTAAGATAATCGAAGATTACATCGATTCACAAATCGAATCTAAATTATCAACTGATAATGGAGAAGTTTGGGTCAACATCGTATACACTAGGTTCGCATATAATCCAGTATTAAAAAAACCTTTTCCGAACATGACAAACACTAGGCGAAGTTTTTTAACTGATGAATTATTGAAACGTTATGAAGATGCCAACTGGTTAATCAAGTGGCAGATTGATGATGGGATGGATGGAAACATGTCTGGAGGTAATTATTTAATTTTAAAAGGTATGAAATAATGAGAGAACAAATTACAGCCGAATGGGCAAAAAAAACAGCTGAAAGTATTTTAGGTGAGAAAATACAAAAACAAATAGGTGTGTGTTTAGACGCTATATAAAACGCTGTAAGACAAAATAAAATGTCGTGTAGTATTGGTATCTATGCAAATGCGTTTGTTATAAAAGAGTTGAATAAAAGAGGGTTCAGTGTTAAACAATATAATAACCAACTTGATGGTAATTATTTAACAATTTCTTGGTAATGACACATGAAGAAATGAATTTTTATTTAGCCAGTATTGGTGGTTTAAATAGAACATATCGAGGAGACAAAGGTCCAATACTAGACTCTAAAGCTTTTGGTGTTGGTGAAGGGTGGTTACATTTAATTAAAGATATGGTTGAAGAACTAATCGCTTTAGGTTGGGATAAACGTTTGTTACAATCAAAAGAAAAGTTTGGTGGTTTAAGGTTCTACATCGAAACCTATCCAGAAGGTGGTCAAGATGTAATTATCAAATATGGAAAAATGTCATACGAAACATGTGAAGAATGTGGTGAGAAAGGTGGTTCTAAAAAAATTAAAGGTTGGATATACACACTATGTGAATATCATGAAAAAGAAAAATATGAAAACGATTAACGCACAAGGAATCATAGTAAGTTATGATTTAGAAGCTTTAGCAAATGAAGTTAACAATATTCAATATGATAGACAAAATTATGTTGATAACCATAGAACATCTGGTGATGGTGTTTCTCTTCATGAAGGTTCACCAATAGAAGAAGAATTCAATGAGTTAAGAACTCAATTTGCTAATGATATTCTTGGTTTAGAACCTAGATTGGAAAAATTAATAGAAGATAATTTATTCCTAACTAAAAAAGGTGTCTTGGCTAAAAACAGACGTAGACCAATCTTAACAGGTGGTAGACAGTTTTATGTAAACGTTATCGATGAATACGACCACGATTTACAATTCGACAAACCTTACCTTAAATTGGATAGAATTGGTGACAAGAAAGGTAAACTAATTATTCACGAAATGCAAACAAATTATTAAATATGTTTCCAAGTTCGATATGTAACTATTTTAAAAATACACGCATCTTGAACTTGGAATTTTATTGCCAAATTTTTTTGTGATGTTCCATTAACAAAATATAAATCTCGAATCATTAATACTTGTTGTTCGGTTAATTTGGCTTTAGAATTTTTTTCACCTTTTCTTTTTTCACTCATTTTTGCTTTTGCTTTTTCAGATGCTTTTTTACCTAAATTAATATTTTTTAGTTTTAATTTTACAGTATCAGTATGTGTCTTGCCAAACATAGGATTATTTTCACCAGAAACATCGTGATGGTTTTTACTAATATTATCTTTATGTTCCTTAGTAAAAACAATACCTTTATTACTACAACCTAAACAACCGTCACCACCTTTTGTTATGTTATAACCTATCTTTTTATTTCTAGCATCTAATTTACTTATCCAAAATATTTCTTTTTCATTCATATCTTTTTTATCTACACAATTTTCTAAAATTTCTTTTTTAAAATTTTCTTTACCGTATTTTTTTATAGCGTTATTTAAAGCTAAACCAGAGCCTAAATATTTAGGGTTATTTTTCGAATCTTGACCAACATAAATTTTATTATTTATTAGATTTGTTGTTTTATAAATTATCATTTTAAATTGTTTATGAACCTATTGAAGATGTTATTTAATAATAAATACATAAAAACTTGTGAAAGTTAAATATATTTTGTACCTTTGTATAAAATAAAATATATTTAATATGGAATACACTGATAAATTACTAAGAGATGCTCTATTTGTTGCTGAAAATGCACATAAAAATCAAAGATACGATGAAATTTTTCCGTATATGAAACACATACATGATGTAATTGATGTTTTAAAACGGTTTGATTTTAAGAGTAATAAAATGTTAATAGCTGCTGCCCTACACGATGCTATCGAAGATGATGGTATTTCTTACAATGACATCAACAGACACTTTAACACGGAAGTTGCCGAGATGGTTTATTGTGTTACTGATGAGTTAGGTCGTAACAGAAAAGAGAAAAAAATAAAAACTCTTCCTAAAACAGCTGGTAACCCAGATGCTATTATTCTTAAATTGGCTGACCGTATTGCTAACATTGAACATGGTGGTAAAATTGATATGTATGCTAAAGAGTATCAAGAGTTTAAGGGTGCTTTATATTTGAACACACCAGCACATGGTAGACCAATGTGGGAACATTTAGATAAATTATTACAAATTAATTTGGTAGAGTCAAATTAATTTATTACCTTTGTATCAACAAAACAAAAAACATATGAAAATTAAAGACATTTTTGACGAGATTGCTGCTGAAGGTGGTACTAACCAAAAAATGGTTATTTTAGCTAAATACGCTGACAACGAATTGTTAAAACGAGTATTATATTTGGCAAACTCTAAGAGAGTTAAATTTTACATTAAACGTGTTCCAGAATACGTTGATGTTAGGAATAAAATCTCCTTGGATGACGCATTAGATGAATTATCAGTGATTAGTAATAGAACACTTACAGGTAGTGCTGCCGTGGCTCACTTAGTTGATTTATTGTCAATAACTGAACCAGAAGATGCTTATATCTTAGAACGTATCATCGAAAAAGATTGTAAAATAGGTATGGGTACCTCAAATATGAACAAAGTGTTCAAAAACCTTATTGAAGATACACCTTATATGGGTGCCGTATCGTTTGATGAGAAGAAAGCACGCAAGTTGTTTGAGAAAGGTGCCAAAGGTTATTCACAAGTTAAGATGGATGGTCGTTACTGCAACGCAACAATAGTTAACGGTGAAGTTTATTTGGAAAGCCGCCAAGGTGAACCAACAATCATCACTGGTGCAAAGTTGATTGACGATTTAGCTAATTTGAATGAAGTGGTTCTTAATGGTGAATTGACCATGGATGGTTCAAAAGATATTGTATTAAAAATTGGTGAAATTATAAATATTGATGGGGTTGAGTGTAATGGAGATGAAATATTAGAAAAATTTAATAAAACCATTAAAAATTAAACAAGTAATCCGAACAATTAGATTTTATTAGATATTTATAATAAAAGAATATTATGTATGTCTGTTATTTAATAAAATATAGTGGTGATAAACTACCAAGATTCTATATCGGGTCAACCTCATTAGATAAAATAAAAAATGGTTATCGTGGTTCAGTAGTTTCAAAAAAATATGGTAAAATTTTTAAAAATGAATTAAAAACAAACCCTCTTTTATTTGAATATGAGATATTAAGTGAACATACAACCAGAGAAGAAGCTTTAGAAGCTGAATTAATTCAGCAAAAGAAGAACAATGTTGTTAAATCAAAAGATTTTATTAATGAATCATACGCATCTGTTAATGGAATGTTTGGTAGAGATGTTTCGGGTGAAGTGAATCCTATGTTTGGTAAAAAACATAGTGAAAAAACTAAGAAAATACTCAGCGAAAAACGAGGTAACTTACTAAGATATAGTTTAACTGACGAACATAAATTAATTATTAGTAAAACACATAAAGGTAAAATTGTTAGTGAAGAAACAAAAAGTAAAATAAGTAATAAAAAAAATGGTACCTTTACTGCTATTGATGAATCTAGAAATTATTTTAATATTGGTAAAAATGATGAGAGGTATTTAAACGGTGAATTATCTGGTATGACTGTTGGATTTGTTGTTGTTAAAGATATTAATGGTAATAAATTATTAGTTGGTGTTAATGATGAACGTTATTTAAGTGGTGAATTAGTTCATATTAATAAAGGTAAAGTTATGAGTGATGAAACTAAGGTTAAAATATCCGAATCAAGTAAAGGTAAAATAATAAGTGAAGGGTGTCGTAAAAAAATATCCGAAGCACATAAAGGTAAAATTAAAGGTCCGTTGAGTGAGGAAATTAAAATTAAAATATCAGAAGCTAATAAAGGTAGAGTTATGAGCGAAGAAACTAAACAAAAGTTAATTATTAGTAAAACGGGGATGAAATATATTGAACGAATTTGCCCATATTGTAAAAAAGTAGGTCGGGGTGGAAATATGTTTAGGTATCATTTTGATAATTGTAAATTAAGATAAAAATATTATGGTGGAGTTTAAAAAAATTAAAAGGGTTACGAAAAATGAAGATGGTAGTGTAACATTGACAATGGATGGTGTACCTCGTTATGAGTCTAACGGTATCATAGCATCAATCATTGATATCTGCGGGAAACGTGAGTCTAGGACTAGTGAAGAAAATATCAAAAAAGTCTTAACTTTTGAAGACAAGCATGGTAGTTTTGAGGATGCTTTGGTTAAAATACGTTACACTGTTTGGGATATGATTACTATTGATGAGTACAATACTACTAAATCAACTACACCATACAATGTAAGACTTAAAAATCTTTCAGAAACGTTATCAACTATCCAAAACGATAATGTTATGGTGTCAATCATTGAAAATAGAGAGGTTAATACCTTTGAAGAAGCAATGGAGCACTTCAAAGAAATGCTAGGTCGTGGTGAAGAAGGTACTATCCTTAAAGCACAAACTGGTGAGTGGAAAGATGGTAAACCAACATGGCAAATCAAACTTAAGTTGGAATTGACATTAGATTTGATGATTACTGGTTTTAATTACGGCACTAAAGGTACTAAAAATGAAAACGTTGTTAGTTCGTTTAATGCTATGACATCATGTGGTTTATTGAAAACTAGACCACAAGGATTGAAAGAAGATTTAATGAAAGAAATTACAGAAAGACAAGATGAGTTGTTAGGTACAATCATCGAAGTTAAATGTTCTGGTCTTTCATTTGACAATACTGGTGCTTATTCGTTGTTATATCCAGCGTTTAAACATTTCAGAGACGATAAGGGTGTTGCCAACTCTTTGGAAGAATGTATTGACATTCAAAATGCGGCTTTAGGTTTATCTTAATTATTAATTTTAAAAACAAAAAACAAAATGAAAAAAGTATTATTTTTATTAGTGGCTTTAATTAGCTTAAGTGTAAGTGGACAAACAGTTATATATTTGACAAAAGTAGAAACATCTAGAAATTTGTTCGTGTCGGTTGGTTTATCAAGAAGTCAAGGTGACTTCGCAACAAATTCATATCCTAGTATTGAATTAGGTTATGTACATGAAAACATTTCTTATTCTGCGGTATTTGGTCGTGGTGATTTTAATGGAATCTTTAGAAATGGTGACAACTTAGATAACTATTGGTTTGAAGCAAAATTCTCACCTAGTTATAGTATTGGTCGATTGAATGGTTTCTTAATAGCTGGTGGTGGTGCGTATTTTAATTCAGACCATTATTTTGCTGAATTAGGTTTAGGGTTGAGTTATACACATAATAGATTAACCTATGGGGCTAGTTTTAGTAACTGGGACACCAAAAATTATATAACACCGTTTATTTCGGTTAATTTTTAAGACAATGAAAAAAATGATTAAATTCCCGTAACATTTTAATATTCCAGATATTTATTAATAAAGATAAACTATGGAAACAAAAACCTGTAATAAATGTAACGATGAAAAAGAAATCATTCATTTTCATAAAAAAAGTAATAACCACGATGGTTATAATACAATCTGTATTGAATGTATAAGTAAACAAAAAAAAGAGTATTACTATAATAATAAATCTCTTATAAAAGAGAGACAAAAAGATTATTCAAAGCAATATTACGTGAATAATAAGGTTGAGATAAAGGAACATCGGAATAAGTATTATTCCGAGAATAAAGATGTGTTTGCTAATTATTATATAGAAAATAGAGACAAGATTCTCGAAGACCAAAAAAAATATAGGGAAGAAAATAAAGAATCAATTAAAAAAACGAAACAAGAGTATCTTAAGAATAATCCAGAAAAGATTGCTGATTATCGAAAGAAATACTACGATGAAAATAAAGATGCTATCTTAGCCAACAATAGAGCGTGGAATAAGAAAAATGCTCACATTGTTGCGTGGAGAAGCGTTCTAAAAAGCCATTTAAGACGAATAGGGAAGAAAAAAGAAGGTCACACAATAGACCTACTTGGTTATTCGGCACTCGAATTGAAAGAACACATTGAAGCATTATTTGTTGACGGTATGTATTGGGATAATCATGGGGTATGGGAAATAGACCATGTAATGCCAGTAACTAGTTTTGATTCAGAAACATTACCAAATGTTGTAAATGCGTTATCTAATTTACAACCGTTATGGCGAGCAGATAACAGGAGCAAATATAATAACTATTAAAAATATACAATTATGAATACAAACAAACGTATGGTTAAATTCCCGTCTATTGAACAATTTAGAACAGTTGTTTCTAACATCAATAGAGATTTTAACTTTGTTGGTTTAGATGAAAATGGGGACGCTATTTATGACCCTAGTTTAAAAAAACCAACACTTACATTCAAAGGAACTGTGAAATTACACGGAACCAATGCTGGCGTGTCTTATAATGAGGTTGATGGTCTTTGGGCACAATCTCGTGAAAATATTATCACACCAGCAGCATCAAAATTAGTAGAAATTGAGTTTGAAGATGGCTCAAAACAATTATTTGATGAAAACGCAATTATTAATGGTAAAGTAATTAATGATTTTAAAATAGGTGAGACTATTGTTTTATAGCATACCAATTTTTATATTTGTAAAAATCTTTATTGGTTAATCTAGTAATAATTCGTTTATTGGTAATGTTTTCATAAAGTTTGGTATAACATCCATATATGAATGGCAAATAGAGGAAGGGACTATATTTGAAGAAGATTATGTCAAAAACGTAGATGAATACGTATTCACTTTAGATGAATGGTTTGAAAAAAATAAAAAACATAAAAATGGAAAAGAAAATAAAAAATATTAGAGAAATTAAAACATCTGACAACGCTGGTTTTGCTTTCTTTGTTGAAGCAAACAAAGAAACATTTATTGATTTGATGAACCAAGTAAAAACTGAAACTGGTTTGGATTTAGTAACAAACACTATTAGCATTTATGGTGAGTGGTGTGGTGGAAACATCCAAAAGGGTGTTGGTATCACCAATTTAGAAAAATCTTTCTTTATTTTTGGTGTTAAGGTAACACCACATACTGAAAATAAAGAAGAATTAACAGAAAACCCAGCGTATTGGGTTGATTATAGTTACTTGGAAGCAAGTGATAAAAAAATATATAACATCGATAATTTCAAAACCTTTACTATCGATATCGATTTCAATATGCCACAATTGGTTCAAAACCAATTGTCTGAAATGACAATCGAGGTTGAAAATGAATGTCCAGTTGCCAAATCTTTTGGTTTCTCTGGTATTGGTGAAGGTATTGTTTGGTCATGTGGCTTTAAAGGTGTTGTTAATAGGTTCAAAGTAAAGGGTGAAAAACACTCTTCTAGTAAGGTAAAAACACTTGCCGCTGTTGATGTTGAAAAATTGGAGTCTATACAAAAATTTGTTGACTATGCTGTAACTAAAAGTCGTTTTAACCAAGCACTTGAAAATGTTTTCCCAAATAATGAACCAATCGACACCAAAAAATTAGGTGATGTTATCAGATGGGTGGTTAACGATGTTATCAAAGAAGAAATGGATACTATGGTTAAGAATAAACTTGAACCAAAAGAAATTAACAAATACATTTCTGTTAGCGTTAGAGATATGTTTTTTAAATTGGTTTAAGATGGGTGTGAATGGTATTATTATTATCGTATTAATAGTTGCCGCTATCACATCGGTAATAATAAAAGAAGTTGATAAAAACAAAAATAAAAAGTTATGATACAAATTACAAATAAAGTTTACAGACTTAAAAAAGCGGCAGAAGTTGCTAAAGATATGCCACTTCCAGCTGGACAAGAAATAGAAATAGTAATGGATGTTGTTTATGTTAACGGACACATGGTTCCACCAGCAATGCAAAACTTATTCTACAATTGGGTCACAGGAAACCCGACATTATTTGATGATGTCACAAAAAAGTGGTAAATGTATAAAAAACTTAAATTAGCTTTAAGTAAATGGTGGAAGCGTCACATATGTGATGACTTCCCAAAAGATATTGACGAAACTTTATTTTAAAATATTTGGTTATTTAAAATAAAACAATTACCTTTGTTAAAAATAATAAAATATGATAGTAAAAGAAAATGATTTAAGATACGCTAAACTTATTCATGTATCTGTAGATAATGGATTAACTGACAACAGTAATAAAGTTTACGTTATGGAAGAACTTTCTGATGGTAGAATCAAATGTGAATATGGTCGTGTTGGTAAAAACATGACGACAGTTTATAAAAGCAGTCGTGAATGGGATAAAATTGTTAGGGAAAAAACTTCTAACAAAAAAGGTTACACGGATGTGACTGATTTATTAGCTGAACCAGTTGTTGATGATTCTAGACCAGTCAATAACAAAGTTGACAGTATCAAAGATGATATTGTTAGAAAACTAGTTGATGAGTTGATGTCTTTTGCTAACAAATCTATCCAAAGAAACTATAAGGTAACCCAAGAAGCTGTGTCTGAACAACAAGTAAATGTTGCTCAAGATGTTATCAATGCTATTAGTGGTTTATTGATATTAGGTGTTGATAAAAAACATGTTAATGATATGTTACTTAAACTATATACAATTATCCCTAGAAGAATGGATAATGTTAAGAGTCATTTAATTAACGATGTAAATACAGATTCTGATTTAGAAACAGCACAAAGATTAATTGGTGAAGAACAAAGTACTTTAGACACAATGGCTGGACAGGTTGAATTGATTCAACAACAAAAAGAAGCAACTAAAAAAGCGGCAGAAGCTGAAGCTAATGGTGTTGAAGAAGAAGTAGAAGAAGTAACTATCCTTGACCAAATGGGTTTAAGTATTGAAGTTGAAAATGATGAAGAAACGTTAGCACTTATTAAAAAACTAATGGGTTCAAATGTAAACCAAATGAAAAAAGTTTACAAGGTTGTTAATACCAAGACACAAGTTAAATTCGACAAGAACTTAGATAAATCAAGGGTTAAAAAGAAACGTCTTTACTGGCATGGTTCTAGAAATGAGAACTGGTTCAATATTTTACAAACTGGTTTGCTTATTAGACCTTCTGGTGCGGTTCATACGGGGTCCATGTTTGGTGATGGCGTATATTTTTCAAACAAATCCCAGAAATCAATAGGTTACACGTCCTTGAGAGGAAGCTACTGGACTAAGGGTGGGGACGATAAAGCATATCTTGCTTTATTTGACGTACACATTGGTAACCAGAAACACATAACAAACCATACATCTAGTTGTTATTCATTATCCCAAAAAGTCATGGATAAGGAAGGATTCGATAGCGTCTACGCACACGGTGGAGCCGATTTACGTAATGATGAGTTCATTGTTTATAAACCAGAGCAATGTACTGTATCACATTTAATAGAAATTGGGAATTAATGAGAATCAAAGCAATATATATTAAAAACCTTAAAATGACAGAAGGTAAAATAGCTTCACAAGTGGCTCATGCTGTTAAAAATTTAGGTTACACACCAATAGACTGCGATATAGTAGTCTTAGGTGTTTCCACCAAAAAGTTTAATGAACTTATTGAAGAAAACGATTGTTATGTTCAAACAGATAAAGGTTTAACACAAGTTGAAAGTGGTACACAAACAGCCGCTGCTTGGATTGACAAACACTAAAATTTTAAAATGGAAATAAAAAAAACAGGTTACGAATGGTGCTTAGATGCAAACATGCGTATATTAGATATCTCATCTTGGGATACTGAATTAGCTTTCTATGAAGAAGCTTATTACGAAGAAAAAATTGATGTTAAAGAGTTTTACAGGCGTATTGCGTTGTGTAAAGTCAAACCCAATTCTATGCCTCGTAAAACAATGATGTTCTTGGAGTATAGAATGTATGGTCTTGTACCTTACAATTTAAGTCCTATCCAACAAGGTATCCAATTTGGACACTCTGTAGTTGATTATGCTAGAACAGCTGAAGGATTACCACCACATTTTGAGGTTTATAAGAAATGGGCTGATAAAGATAAAACGTTTATCATCTTGAACGGTGGTACCACAAACAATAACCCAGAAAGACTTGGTAGTTTGAACCAACACATGAATACGCTTCGTGATAATGGGGTTATTCTACAAGAGTTCCACGAACCAGACTTAGGTGACCAACTTACTGCGTTTGTATTCTTGGTGGATGAAAGAGTTTTTAATCGAACAGTTTATCCAGACTTTGTTGGGTCACCATACCCATGGCCAATGAATAAGAAACCAACAGAAAAACAATTCTCTCAATGGGAAGTTGAGAACAACAAGAACTATGCTGCTTGGGAAGAAAAAGTGGGTGGTCCTAAGAACGCTTTTCTTAGAGATTATTTAAGAAATTTGAAGTTGGCTTAATATTGACTATTCTATTTAGTTTCTATATATTTGCGTATGAAAACCAAAGAAAAATACTGTACCGTATTAAATTACTTATCTAAAAACTACACAATAAAAGATGGTAGTTTTTGGGATATTCATGACCCACATAAAGAACCTTATGATTATATTATAAATTCATTGGCTATAATATTTTCGTTTAACAAGGGGTTATGTAAGCTTTGTTTAAAAATGTGGTCGCTTAAAGAGGGTTTAAGTTATGAAGAATGGGCTAAACTATCTTCCACTTTAAAATTTACTTGGTCTCCAGTGCTTGTTCAAGACGTTAGTGCATTCCACAATATTTATGCTGAAGCTGAATTAACAGCGTTATTATCACATGAAATAGCACAAGAAATTGATAGAGAAATTGATAGAGATTTATAAACAAATTATTTGAATTATCAAATGGACAATAGATTAACACTTATTGGTAAGATTAGATTCGAACCAGAAGACAAGACAAAAAAACACAAGAATCAAGCATCATGGAAAAAAATGGCTATGGTGTTCTTAGATGGTGATATTTGCGAATACTATGCTTGGTTTATTAAGCGTAGATATAATCTAGTGCTAAACAAACCACTCAGAGGTGCCCATATTTCGTTTATAAATGATAGTATGAGGGATTTGACCAACAACGGTGAAATAACAGAAGAGGAAGCCTTAAAAAAGTGGGAAGAGGTGAAAAACCGATGGGATGGTAAAGAAATTGAAATAGTATTGGACCTTAATCCAAAGAGTGACTATGACCACTGGTGGTTAAACATTCCTCATGATGAAAGAGAACTACTACAAAGTATTAGAACTGAATTAGGTCTTGGTAAACCATACTGGGGAATGCATATGACTATAGGTATAGTTCATCCAAAACATATTGAATATTCTAAGTATATTGTAAATGGTATTGTAAATGGTTTCATACCTTAGCGTGTTTATTTAGATTACCCTCATAAATAATTCCATTTATTTCTCTCGTGGTCGCCCATAATGGTTGTAAGTTACTTAACGCATTAACCACATTCATTGATGTTTCTTTATCAAACTTAGATACTGGTTTTACGTGGTCAATATGCCACTGTCCATAATTATCCCAAGACATACCTTCAGTAAATAAAGAAGTAATATGGTTTTTAAGTTCAATAGCTGAATAACCAAGCAAATCAATAGTGTGACCTTCCTTTTGTTTACCAAGTCTAAATAATGTATCGCTAATTAAACGCCTCCAAGCTTTTATGTGTTTAATTTTTTCATAATATATACGATTCCATTCTTTAATTTTATCTTTATTATCTTCTCTATATTTCTGTTGATTTTTTCTAACTTCATCACCTTTTTTTTGGTAGTATTTTTTTCGATATATTCTATGTTTTTCATTAATAGCTTTACGGTTTTTTTCTTTCCATTTTTTTTTAGCGATAGCACAAATTTCTTTATTTTTGCTAACATACTCTTTAGCTTTTTGTGTAAGACTATTTTTGTTTATTTTTCGATATTCTTTGGTTATCTTAATTCTACATAATTTACATTGTCCTCTATAACCATCCTTTGAATTTTTCATTTTATGAAATTCAGATAATTCTTTATCTATTTCACATACACTACATTTTTTCATATATTTTGTTTATTATAAATATCTAATATTTTAAGGAAAGTAGAGTTTGGTGGTTAAAAATTTGTTTTATTGTAAAATAATTAGTACCTTTGTTAAAACAAATATAAATTATCGTGAGAAAAGTATTAGTTAATAAAATAATTAAAAAATTAAAACTAGCTCATGTGGGTATAAAAAATTATGAATGTAAATCGTTTGAATGTTCATTAGATAAATTTTCTTATGAGATACTTAAAGATATTGTTTTGGTTAGATTAGAAGAATTAATAAAGAATCCAAATTTAAAAAGATAATTTATGACAGAGTATGGTGGTTGAATATACCAAATGACGAAAGAAACGGTTTACAGGGTATTCGTAATGAATTAGGATTAGGTAGACCATTCTTTGGTATGCATATGTCTATTGGCTACGCAAGACCAGGTATTATGGAAGAACATAGTAAATACATTCACTCTATGATTAAAGATGGTTATATACGATAAAAGAGAGCATATGCTCTCTTTTATTTTAATTAATAACTATAAATTATTGTTCGGTTGAAGCATCGTCATCACCTTTAATCTTCTTGGTGAAGATTTTATCAGCTGAGGCTAAACCTAAACAACCAAACGATAACATTGCCACTGCGTTTACTAGAGAATCTGACGGTTTAATGTCACCACTAGTGTAGCTGTTTACAAACATTGTAATACACAATGTTAATCCAGCGAAAATACCCATAAACCTCTTAGAGGAGTATGAACCTTTTTCATCTTGGAAAATTTGCGAAAAGAATTTTTTCATGTTTTTTTGTTTTTTTATTTTATGTTATTTTTACATACATGAATTATGTAAAATAAATCACGTATATTAATAAATATAAAAAAAATTGGTTATCTCATAAATTATATGTACCTTTGTAACTTAATATTGTAAATATGAAACAAATAACACACGAATACTTAGTAGAAAATGGTTTAATACTTTTTGAAACCATCGTTGGTTCACAAGCATACGGTACACAAACTCCAACATCAGACATCGATAAAAAATTTGTCTATATATTACCTATGGATTCAATTTTAGGTACTGGTTATGTTGAACAAATAAATGTAGATAAAGATTACGTTGGTTGGGAGATTAGACGTTTCCTAGAACTTATGGGTTCAAACAATCCAACGGTTCTTGAACTTCTTAATAGCCCAGAAGATTGTATTGTATCAAAACATGAGCTGTTTGACCTTATTCTTGCACACAAAGAAGATTTTATTACAAAAATTTGTAAAGATTCATTCGGTGGGTATGCAAGACAACAAATCAAGAAAGCCAAAGGATTGAATAAAAAACAAAACTGGGAAAAAGATAAAGTAACTCGAAAAGATTTACTAGATTTTTGTTACATTGTTGATGGTGAAAAAACTATCCCATGGAAATCTTGGAATTGTGATAAATATGATGAAAAGTATATTGGTGCTGTTAATCTACCTAACGCTAGAGATGTATATGCATTATTTTATGATAGTGTTGCAGAAATGTTACAGTCTGAAAAATATGCTGAAGATTTAAGACAAGTTTATAAAGAAACCCTTAAAAAAGCTGGTAAACCTATGGGTCACCGTTATAAAGGGTTGGTTAAAACAGGTGAAGGAGCAAACGCTGCTGAATCAAATCAATTACGTCTTTCATCAATACCAAAAGGTGAAAAAAGTATCTGTAATTTAGTTTACAATAAAGATGCTTACACCACACATTGTAAAGACTACAAAGAGTATCAAGAATGGTTAGAAAACCGTAACGAAACTCGTTATGTTGAAACACAGGAACATGGACAACGAATTGATGGTAAAAATATGATGCATTGTATTAGACTTATTCGTATGGCTCAAGAAATTGGTAGAGGGGAAGGCGTTCAAGTTCGTAGACCAGATGCTGAAGAACTATTATCGATTAGACGTGGTGAAGTTGATTTAGAACAACTTATTGATATGGCTGACAAAGCTATTGAAGAAATGGACTCAATCTTTGATAATTCAGATTTACCAAGCAAACTTAATAGTGGCATCATCGATGCTCTGTTGGTAAATATTAGAAGAGACTTTTATAACTTGCCAATATCGGCAACTAATATTTAAAAATATGAATATATTTGACGCACCAAAAGACTGTATCAGAACCAATAGTGGTTTATACGTCAATGTTTTCGAACCAACATCAGAAATGATACGTGTAGAAGATATCGCTCACGCATTGGCTTCAATGCCAAGGTTCGGTGGTCACCTTAACAAACACTATTCAGTAGCACAACACAGTGTCAGATGTTGTGAAATGGCTGTGAGTTTAGAGGACAAAAAAGCGGCCCTTATGCACGATGCTAGTGAAGCGTACATGTTGGACATTCCAACACCAATAAAAGCTAAACTACCAGATTATAAAATGTATGAAGCTAGACTTATGGGGTTCATTTCAAGACATTTTGGTTTTGAGTTTCCGTTGTCTGATACTGTACATACAATTGACCGTGATATGTTATTGCTTGAGTGGGAGAATCTGGTAGTAAACGAAAACGATGAGTTTGAGTGTTGGGACCATGCCACAGCCAAAGCTAGATTTATAGAACAATTTAATAAATTGTTTTAATTAAAAAATGGGTTGTTCTTCAATAAGAAGCTGATACTTTTGTCAGCTTCTTTACAATCATCTATAAATGAAATAACTTGTTCATCAGTTAGTTCTTCACCATGAATGTTTCCTTCTAAAATTAAATACACATATCCCATAATCAAATATACTAATTTATCCAGGAACTGTCAAGTCTTAAAGCATAGAAATTGCTTTGTTGATATCCTTTAACATTTGAATACAACGATTAGTCAAATAATCAGTATTTTCATCATTCATATAAGCAGTAACGTTTATTGGTTTATTTGTAAATCTAATAAATTCGTTTTCATGTGACATCCTAGAAAGAACACTAAAATATTCGGATTTAAAAATAAATTCATCTGGGTTGGTGTTGTAGGCCAAAATAAAAGGAAGTCTTAAATCTTCACGTATAACATCATTTAATAATTTCATCAATCCATCTTCAGTGTCAATATAGTCAATTTTGGCAACAATTTCGTAAAAACTTTCATAACTACCAAAATTAGCTGCTGACTCATAAGCCATAGACCAACTTTGAACTAAACTATTCGCTTTATAAACATAACGATTACCCTTTTCAAGTTCAATGGCTTGCTTGTTTTTGATAAAATAAGACATTGGAATCATTGTTCCTCTATAAGTTGTAATATTTTCTGGGACCAATATGTCTGGGTATTGATTCATACAACCTTTTAGGTTTGATAAAGCAGAAATAAATTCCTGTGTAGTTTCTTCACCATACATATTATCGGTAAAATCTTTTATTTGCTCTATATAATCATTTTCAGTTGGCGTATTACGCTCAGCTCCACCAAATTGGTCACCAAATAATTCATGACCGAAATTCTTAACACAAGATGTTACTTCGTTTTCATTTACGATGGATTCATATAACTTATAGATTTTCATAGTGTTACAGTTTATTTACTATAAATATCGAAAAAACTTGTAAAAAAACTTGACAAATCAAAATAAATGTAGTATCTTTGTGTAACTTTTAGAAATAGAGGTATATTTATAGACAAATAAAAACAACAACAATGAAAACTTTTAACAACGCAGTAGTCCTTTTAGTCTTATGTTTACTAGTAGTAGACAGGATGGGTTATGCATGTTAATTAAGTAGTCAAATACGATAACAACTGAAACCCATCTAAGCAATTAGGTGGGTTTTTTGCATTATGCACGTGTGGTCGAGTGGTCAAAGGCAACGGATTGCAAATCCGTAAAACCGCTGGTTCGAATCCAGCCACGTGTTCAAAATAGAAAATAAGATGGATACAAATGAAGTAAAAAAAGACTTATATAAGTCAAAGAACATGGCTAAATTTAGTCATTATGTAAGTGGGAATTGATACTACACAGTTGAGTTAGCTATCGGAACATATCAATTCCCGATATTAACGGTAGAAGAATCAGAATTATATGATTCTGAAGGTAGTGTTAAATTATCCTCAGATTTAGGAACAACAACCTTTGAGGTAGAAATGAAAGGGTTAGACCTTAACAGATGGATAACAAAAGCCATAGAAAATGAAACATTTATAAAGATAGGGTAAAACCTATCATAAGCGGATATGGGGGAATTGGTAGACCCGCTGGTCTTAGAAACCAGTGCTGAAATAAGCGTGCGAGTTCGAGTCTCGCTATCCGTACAACATGCATCTGTAACTCAGTTGGTTTAGAGTGCTTCCTTTACACGGAAGAAGTCGGGGGTTCGAGTCCCTCCAGATGCACCAAAAGATAGTTACTGCAAACAAAAAGGTTAACAATTTATTCGCAAAATAAATCTAAGTGGTTCAATCCCACAAAACTATCTTGAATTTGGCCGAGTGGTGGAACGGTATACACACTAGACTTAAAATCTAGCGGTCCGAAAGGGCCTTGCGGGTTCGAATCCCGCCTCGGCTACAATAAAATAAAAAAAACACAAAAAGACTTGCTTTTTTAAAATAAATGTAGTACCTTTGTGTAACTTTTAGAAATAAGAGTATATTTATTAAACAACAAAGGGGAAACCCACATTAAAAAATAGAAACAATGAAAAAAAATAACAACATATTTGATTTTGCATTTTTTGCTGCCGAGGCTGATGAAAGCTTGGGAAGGTCATCTATTGTCATAAGTTAATGTAAATCATTAAACGAATCGATAAAAGCTCTGACCTAAAAATCAGAGCTTTTTTTTTGTTTAAAAAATAAATAAAAAAAAAATGTAAAAAGTTTGGATGTTTAAAAAATATTTCATACCTTTGCAGAGTCAAAATAGACAAGGTACCTTAGCTCAGTTGGTAGAGCAAGTTTAAAATAATGGACTTCTGGTGTAAATGGTGTGTCATGCTAGTCTGAAGAACTAGAGGTTTCGGTTCGAGTCCGAGGGAGTCCACAGATAACTTTTTGTAGAACATAATACAAAGTTTTTAGAGCTTTTAGATATAATTAGATATTTATATAAAAACGTAAATTATGTTATTAGAAGAATTAGTAAAAAAGGGGTTGAATAATACTGAAATAGGTGAAATTTTAGGTATACATAGAACAACAGTTGCAAAGCAAATAAAAAAAGCTGGCATTGAACGTGAAATATCAGATACTTGTGTTATTTGTAAAAGTAAAACAAAATCAACTAGAAAAAGATGTGATAGTTGTAACACTAAAATTAGAAGATACAGGGCAAAAAAAGCGAGTGTTCAATATTTGGGCGGTAAATGTAAAAAATGTGGTTGGAGTGGAAATTTAGCTGGTTATGATTTTCACCATCTAGACCCAGAAAAAAAAGATTTTAAACCAAGTGCTAATGAATTAGCAAATAAATCTTGGATTAAAGTAAAAGAGGAATTAGATAAATGTGAATTATTATGTGCAATATGTCATAGATTAGAACATAATGATTATGAAAATAAAATATTTTTAAAAATAGCTGATTCAGAAAGTGATGATTTAATTTTTAAAAATTAAAACAAGATGCGGGTGTCACTGGTTCGAATCCAGTAGGTACCACAAAAGACAAATAGACCACACCTAGGGTTAGTGATTTAATTAAAGGGTCTCATTCAGTATACAAGTCTGAAATTTGTCTTTCATGCTGCCATCGTCTAACGGTTAGGACGCTAGGTTTTCAACCTAGAAATCGGAGTTCGATTCTCCGTGGCAGCACCAAGGTTCGATATATGTGTTGGTTTACGAGATTTGCACATAAAAAGGTTTAACAAAGCGAAAGCTACAGCTTTTTAAGAACCAAAATTATTACTATGGCCCGTTCGTCTAACGGTTAGGACGCTAGGTTTTCAACCTAGTAACAGGGGTTCGATTCCCCTACGGGCTACTATCAAGCAAGTGCTGCAACATTTGTAAGAGAAACCAATGAACAGATTGCAGTTTGGTAAGTTGGTTTTTGGGTGTTCGTCTAATTGGTTAAGACGCTGGGCGTTGAGGCTCGGAAATATGGGTTCAAGTCCCATACACTCTACTAAAATACGGATTAGAGGTCAAATGGTTAAGATGTCACCCTGTCACGGTGTTCGGAGCGGGTTCGACTCCCGTCTATTCCGCTAGCAGAAATGGTTGTTAACACCGCAAACTGAAAATGAAAGAAAGTTAACATAAACTGGGGATGTAGCTCAACTGGCTGAGCGTTACCTTTGCAAGGTAAAGGATGTGGGTTCGAATCTCATCATCTCCACGAAACATCTAGTGAGGTAAGACTGGTAGGCTACTAATCCTAATGCTCGAAAGAGTACTGGAGAGGCTAACGAAAGAACCGAACGAGTAGTTAGTTGAAGGGATTTGCTTGAAAAATAAGTTTGGTGTAGAGCAAATTGTGTAATTAGATGTTTTAATTGGTCTGTTAGTAGAGTTGGTTACAATATCGCACTGTCACTGCGAAGGTCACGGGTTCGAATCCCGTACAGACCGCCAGATAGCCCTCTGATGGTGCACCATCATGGAACGAAGACAGAGATTACAGATGTAGGTTGAAATAAAAAATACTTTCGGGTACACTTACATGTTGGCGTGGACGCTCTCCGAATCGTAGGTCGGCACAGTTGTAACTCTGGGGGTATTACAAAAGTTACATTGGGGGATTAGCTCAGCTGGCTAGAGCACTTGCCTTGCACGCAAGGGGTCATCGGTTCGACTCCGATATCCTCCACAACGATGTTGTTGGTGAGTATTCCGTTCGATTCGGATTTGGTCTTGGTGGCTGTGTGGTTCAAGTCCACGTTAAATAATAGGCAACACAATAGTAGGCATCCGCTCAAGGGTTCGACTCCCTTAACATCGACAAATTGGGGGATACTTTAATTGGTTAGAAGGCCACCTAGACGGGTGGTAGCGTAGGGTTCGAAACCCTCTCCCTCAACTAAAAATAAAAATATTGTTTTACTACTTGATAGTGTAAAATAAATGTAGTACATTTGTATATGAAAAGAAAAATTTTACAATATTTAGCTGATTATATTATTAAACAACTAAAAACATCTATTGGTGATGATAGAGCATTTAATTTTTACTTAGAAATGGGTATGTGGTTAGATTTTTACGCTTTAAATAGTGATATTGAACTAAATTAAAAAAAAACAGAAAAATACTTGCAAGTTTAAAAATTAGTTAGTACCTTTGTAATATAAATCGAGAGGGTGTTTGAGAGTAGTAGCTATTAGGAAAGTTCCTCCTCTTTATCGAAAGATAAATGAAACTTTGTACTGGCGGTGGTATCAAACACAAGGTCGTAAATCTCTGGGGCAGATATGTCACGGAACAAGTCCTCGGTGTGTCACTGGGGCAAATGGGAGAATAGTTCAGTTGGTAGATAGTCGCTGTCTTCGGAGGGCGAAAGGTCGTTGGTTCGAGTCCAGCTTCTTCCACAATTTAAGTAGCGTTGCATATAGACCTAGGAAGCTTATGTTGATTTCTATTTAGAGTTGCCGACAACTCAAGTTCGGGGGTTTACGGTTGTACCTTAACAACTAGGTTAGAGTTCGTTAACCTTCTTCCAAGAGCAAATGACGAATTGGTTTAGTAACATTTATCCACTTCTAGAGAAAAAAAGTTACTAGGGTAAACACTTGGAATATGTTTACCCATTAAAGGTACCGTAGCTCAGTTGGTAGAGCAATGGACTGAAAATCCATGTGTCACTGGTTCGAATCCAGTCGGTACCACAAACATTCGGAAGGTGGCCAAATTGGTAAAGGCGGCAGTAAGTAAAAAAGGTTAACTTGTTTAAAAGTTATGTTCAGCAGAAAAACTACATTGGGAACTGCTATTTGTTGGTTCGAGTCCAGCCCTTCCGACTAAAATAAAAGAGAGTGAAGAATGTTTTAATTATTGTTTTATTGACTGTTACATTATTTAGTTGTAAACCAGAAACTAGTAACGTTGAGGTAAAAGAAGTTCCATTAGATTCAATTTATATTGAAGTGGAAGGAAAACCAGAAACTAGTAACGTTGAAGTAAAAGAAGTTAGGTATTGGTCTTCTTCTGAAACTAAATTACCAAGAGGTGTGGTTTATAGTTACGATTGTTCAAATAGAAATAAACCGAACCAAAAAATAAAAGATAATTATGTTACGATTAAACGAACCAATGGTTATCTTACAATAGTTAAAGATATCGATGAAGATTTATTTTTAAATATTGAAATAGATGATGTAATTGATTAACAGAAGAGTGAGCAGCTATAGCCAAGTTGGAACCAGAACCAGCGTTTAGGTCAAAAATACTGGGCTTGCGACTTCTAAATAAAGTCAGAGTGCCCTCAACACTATAATAAAAGGGGTTTGATAAACCATGTGAGAAATTGCATGAGTTATTACTAGACATTGAAAGCTTATTTCAGCAACAAAAAATCTATAGCCTGTTAAGCTCGTGATATGGGTTCGAATCCCATACTGTCCGATATTACTGGGCGGTTAGCTTAATGGTTAGAGCACGAAAAGAAAAAAGTTAAGCTTGTTGTCTAAATATGAGGGTGGCTTATTGGAAGAGCACTCCCCCTAAATACGTGTGTAAGGTTCGATTCCTTTTTGGTTTGGAAGCATGGCGTATCGGGAGTTGCGTGGGTTCGAATCCCACCCCTTGTACTAGAACAAACTCAAGTAGTTTAGAGGTGGCTCCCTTTCCCACATTTGGGATATGTAGAAAAAGAGCTGTGGCTGACCACGGGCATCTAATTGGGTTAAATACTCAATGATACAGGGGGCGAAGTTAGACGAAAGGTTTCTAGAATCGAGGTATGGGTATTCCCTTGAGTCCCTGTTCTTCTAGTTTTTTGTTTGTTTTAGTAAAAACAAACTGGTGGACAGTCAGATTGTTAATTCCAATCGACCCAAAAAAAATGACGTTATCATTTGGTAGTGTCATTTTTTATTTGTACCTTTGTAATCTAAAAATAAAAGAAATGACATTAAATTATCAATTAGGATTGTATGTTGGTGAATATATAGTAGCATTGCGTTTGCCAACGTTAAGTACTGACATGTTAAAAACTAGAACAATCATTGATGTGTCACCAGAAGAAACAGCTGAGTGGGAAGTGTTGGATGCCCAATATGGTCCAATATATATTAGCGATAAAGACCCAGATAAAGAAGCTAAAGAAGAAGCTAGAACTAGGATTTTTTATGAAAATCGTAAATGGTATCATAAGTTAGAAGAAAAATATCTACCAGAAACTATAAAAGTACAAGTTCCTAGAGTTGTACCAACTAACATGAAGGAATTTACCAAAGGAATTGAGGATACTTTATGGGATAGTGATTTATCACATTATAGAATTAATGAAGGTTATTTCGAGCAAACATCTAAGTGTGCATGGTGTTCTTATATTATTTTAACAAGACACATAGAAAAAATTCCAGAAAAATTTGCATAATTTAAATATTATTCATACCTTTGTACTCAACAAGTAAAAAAAACTTAAAAAAATAAAAAATGGGATTAAAAGATTTATTTATCGTTAGTGATGAAAAACCTATCGATAAACCAGTACAAGAACCTGTGAAACAATCTGCTCCAAGCACGACAAAGTTTCCTAGTTCTACACCTAAAACGGAAGAAACGACTTCAAATCCGTTTAGTTCATTCGGTTTTGGTAGTTCACCAACACCTACTTATCAAGCTGCAACTGTAAGCAATGAAGTATTAGCTAAAACCTTAGAAATGTATGAAGCTGGTTTTGATTCCCTTAACCAACCAGGATACGACTTCTATGAGTTTTTCAAAACTGTAATGGCTGGTGGTGCTGACAACCCAGCAATCTACGGTATGGCTTTCGGTATGGGTAGTGCAATGGATAAAACTATTACCAAAGACAAATTATTGATGCAGTCTGAATTTTATATTACTGAAATAAACAAAGTTTACAATGACTATGTTGCTAAAGGTAATGGTAAAAGACAAGAAGTTATCAACCAAAAGAATCATGAAAACGAATCATTATTAGGTGAATTGAATTTAATGAGACAACAATTAGAACAACTTCAAGTTCAAATTTCTGACCGTGAAAACAAACTATCTGTAATTGATAGCAAATATGGTCCAATCTTAAATGAAGTTGAAACTAAAATTACCGCTAATGATTTAGCAAAACAAAAGATAGTTAGTTCTATCGAACAAGTTAAAAACGGAATTATTAATAATTTAAAATAAAAAAAAGAGATATGCAAACTCAAACTCAAACAAGGACATCTACTTTAAATGCAAATTTATCGGAGTTGCCAATTTTAAAACACTTTAACCAAAACGAAATCTCAACCAAAGTTGATACGTTTAGAAAAGGTGAGAAAAACATGTTCTGGTTCTTTAAATTAGCTGCACTTATTGGTGTTGGTTATTTAACTTGGACATATGTGTTACCGCCAGTATTCCAAGCAATTGGACAAATGTTAGCAATTGCGGCTACCGCAGTAATGATTGTTGCGGGTGTTATTATGGCCCCAGTAATTGTTAAAGGTATTCGTTTACTTACTAGAGCGATTCACAAATCACTTATTAAGTATGACCCATTTGCTCAGTTAGAAATTGAAAGACAAAAAATGCTTGTGAATCAAACAACATTCAGAGTTGCTAAAGGGAACATTGTTCAATTAAAACAAGAAATGGAAATTGAAGCTGATAGGTCACAAAAAGAAGCTGAAAGTGGTCAAACAAGAGTAATCGCTTTGCAAGGTAAAGCTGAGAAGTTAAAATTTTCCATGGATGAAATGATTAAATCACAAGGTGTTGCTGCTAAAGGTGAAGATGAGTATGTTAACATGGCTGCTGAATTACAAAAAGTACTTGCAGAAGCACAACGTGTTGCTAACAAATACAACCAATCAAAAAACTTCGTTCAAAAGTACGGTACTCGTGCTAATGTAATGAAAAAAATGGGTCAAAAATTAACCCTTGTTGAAACTGCGATGGATATTAAAATCCAAGACTTTGATGCAACTATTGATATGTTGAAAAAAGACTACGAGTTCGGTCAAAAATCTAATGCTGCAACAACTGCCGCTAAGTCTGCAATGGGCTTCACAAAAGGCTGGGAGTTTGATTATGCCTTGGATGTTGTTACATCTACGATTGCTGCTGATATCGCAATCACGGCTGGTAACTTGAAAGATATTGAAAGTATTACAAGCAACTACACGTTAGATTCTGACGAGTTGTATGCTAACTTGAATGCAGTTGCTGATAAAATTAAAATTGGTACTGATATCATTCCAGATGCTAGTCAGTATTCAAACCCAGAGTACACTTTGTCATCAAGTGACAAATTAAAATCTGGTGGATTTGGTGACATGTTCTAAGAAATATTAGATAAAAAACTGTTCGAGTAGCTATTGCGTCTTATCAACCGATTGTAAAGTAGTGGACAAAATATATACGGGATTGCTGAGCCTAAATGAGTAAGAAGGAAGTCATAAGAGTTTTAAACCGATAAGGGTAGTTTCTCCGATGGCGAAAAAAAAAAAAGAAAAAAAAAATGACAAAATGTTTGGTAGATTAAAAAAGAATATGTACCTTTGTCATGTTAAATTAAATAAAGTAAATTTTATAAACTAAAAATAAACAAATGGGAAGAATTTTAAAACAAGCTAAATTAACAACTTTAGCTGAAAGTGTAATCGTAGCGTTAGGTGTAATCTTAATCTGTGGAATCGTTTATATGGTATCTCCTGGGTTACGAGTTGAAGTTTCAAAACAATTAACTGGTCTAGAATTAAATAGTGACGAGTTAAACAATGTGACGAGTGGTGCTAAATTACCGTTACCATCTACACAACCATCTACCGCTGTTGCGAATCAAGGACTTATTCGTATTGCAGAATATGCTTGGAATGGTAACTCTGGTATGATTGTAGCAAATGGTGGACCACGTACAACACAAGGGTCTCTTATGGAAGCTGCTGGTGTTAACCTTGAAATCGTAAGACAAGATATGGTTGGTGGGTTACGTGATATGCAAATAAAATTCGTTGAAGAATATGATAAAGGTTTTGCTTATCCAAAATCAGACAAATCAGCTTGGGGTGTTAGTATAATGGGTGACGGTGTTCCGTTCTATATTACTACAACACAAAAAGCGTTAGATGAAAAGTTTGGTAAAAACAAATATCATGTACAAGTTATCGGTGCTTACGGATTATCTTATGGTGAGGATAAATTAATTGGTCCAAAAATTTGGAAAGAAAACCCACAATCAATGAGAGGTGCTGTAGTTTCTTCTGTAATTGGTGATGGTGACTGGGTTGTTGCGTGTAACTATGCGTTTGCTAATAAAGTACCAGTAAATCCAGACCCAACAACTTACGATGCAGATGCCTTGAATTTTTTCCCATCACAAGACGATGACTACATCAACTCAGTTAAAGAATTAATCAAATCTCAAAAAACAGGGTTTATAGTTCCTTTGAAAGAAGTTAAAGATGGTAAATTAACTGGTAAGACAGTAAATAGAAAAATTGATGGTGCAACTACTTGGACTCCTGGTGATAAGATGGCGTTTGATGCGTTGACTGGGTTTACCGATGTAGTTTCAACTAAAGAGTTCGTTAACCAAATGGCTACTACTTTAGTAGTGATTAAAGAGTGGGCTTTGCAACATGAAAAAGAAGTTGTGTCTATCTTAAAACAAACTTATACTGCAACTAATCAAATTAAGTTATATGATGAATGGGCTGTAAAAGCTTCTGAAGCCGTAGCTAAAACTTATGACTTTGAAACACCAGCTTATTGGTATAAAATGTTTAAAGGTCAAAAAGGTACTAAAGATGGTTTAGATTATAATATTGGTGGTACACGTGTCTTCAATTATGCTGATGCTATGCAATATTACGGAATTACTGATGGTAACAACCGATACAAAGCAGTTTACAATCAAATCTCTACTTATTTGACTGACTTGAACCCAATGGGTTTCAATGAATCAAACCCTAATGGTGTAGTAGCTTATGAAGATGCAGTTAACTTATATTTCTTAAAAAGTGTTACCGATGTTGCGGTAGGTAAAGCTGAAAAAATTAACTACGATGGTAATAAGACTAAAGTATTAGCTAGTGGTCAATGGAACATAAACTTTGCAACTGCAAGTACGTCAATTCAAGGTTCGGATAAAGACTTAGAGGCCATATACAACTTATTAATGCAAGCTGAACAAGCCAAATTGAAAATTGTTGGTCATACCGATAACGTAGGTGATTCTGGTTCTAATCTAACATTATCAAAAGGTCGTGCTAATTCAGTTGTTGAGTGCTTAATTAATAGAGGTATTTCTAAAAATCGTTTCCAATTGGTTGATGGTAAAGGTGATGCTTCTCCAATTGCGACTAATGCAACTCCAGCTGGTAAAGCTAAGAACAGACGTGTGGAAATCACATTGTTAGACTAAGAATAAATATAAATTAAAAATCCTCAGAGAAATCTGGGGATTTTTTTTGTAAAAAGATTTGGAAGTTCGAATTAAATTTCGTACCTTTGTCTTATAAATTTTAAAACAATAAAATGAAAAGATTATTTAAACCGTTTGAGCGACTTAAAGGTTCTAGTACAACAACAATACTAGTTTCTTGGTTAGTTATCTTATTTGTGTTTTGGGGTGTAAATAGCTTAGGAACAACAAACATGTTCCCAACACCAAAACAAGTACTACATGGATTACAAAATTTATGGTGGGAAGGTCTCATTGTTCATTTGGGTAGTTCAATTGCGTTGTGTGGTCAAGCAGTATTTATTTCAATAGTGATTTCATTACTATTTGCTTATACGTCAGCAATTCCATTTTTTAAACCAGTAGGTACCTTTATATCTAAGCTTAGATATTTGCCATTGACGGGTATTGCGTTTTATTTAGCTATAATAATTCAAGATGCTAGAAATCTTCAAGTATGGGTTCTTGTAGTGTTTATGACAACATTCTTAACTACTGGTCTTATGCAAATGATTAAAGATATACCAGAAGAAGAATTTGACCACGCTAGAACACTTGGGTGTAACAGATGGGAAACACTTTGGGAAGTTGTAATTAAAGGTCGTATTGACTACGTATTTGAGTTAGTAAGGCAAAACTTAGCTATTGTGTGGATGATGCTTGTAACTGTTGAATCTATTCTTGTAGCTGCTGGTGGGTTAGGGTTCCTAATTAAAAACAATGATAAGTTAGGTGATGCTGGTAAAGTAATTGCTTTGCAAATAATCATAGTAGTGGTAGGGTTGTCTTTGGACTTCATCATCACAAAATTGAGAAAATTAATCTTTAGATATTCAAACTATTAATATATGAGTTATAAAGCAGAACAAACGTTATTATACGTTAAGGACCTAAGTGCTGGTTATGATGGGAAGATTATCCTTAAAGATATATCATTTGAGGAAAAAGACATCGTTAGAGAAGGGGTAGAATCGACAGGGCAAATAATTGCATTTATTGGTCGCTCTGGTCGTGGTAAATCTACATTGTTTAAAACACTTACTGGTTTATTAAAGCCACTAACTGGACAAATGTTGATATCAGATATGTCAACAGATGAAATGGATGACGCTAAAAAATTGTCTGAGGGTGATATAGGTTTTGTGGACCAAAAGTATACGCTTTTCCGTCACAAAACAATCATACAGATTTGTGAATATGCGTTGCGTAAATCAACACTTACAAAAGAGGAAAAGAAAGTGCTTATCACAGAGTACTTGACTGATTGGGGTCTTGAAGAACACAAAGATAAATATTCATGTGAGTTATCTGGTGGTCAAAGACAAAGAACAGCAATCATTGAGCAAATGCTTTCGTCTAAACGTTTTATGATTCTAGACGAACCATTTTCTGGTTTAGATGTTGGGAATATTGAGAAAGTAAAAGAGTCTTTCAATCGAATTAGCGCTACCAACGAATATAATACGATTATTTTTTCAACACATGATTTACGTCTTGCTGCTGAATTGGCTGATAGTATTTACATCGTTGGTTTTCCAGAAGGCACTACTGATTATTCTACTATCGTTGGTCACTACGACTTAAAAAAACTAGGATTAGCTTGGCAACCATATGGTGATGGACATACAAGGTTAGTTGAAGAAATGAAACAATTGTTATTGCATTCATAATGAATAAAGAATAAAAAACCATATATTACATCTAAAAAACACATTGAATATATTTATAGTATGTGTTAATGTTAAATTGAGTACCAAAACATAATATTAACCTTAAACAAAGATAAAATGAAAAAAATGATTCTTGTTCTTGTTGTGATAGCGTCTTTAACAGCATGTACTGGTAAAGCTAAAACACAAGATACTACTGCTACGGATTCGACAGCGGTAACAATTGATTCAGTTGCTACTAGTGTAGATACTACAACAGTAGATACAACTGCAACTAAATAATTATGAGTGGGGCATTAATTTGCCCCTCTTATACTAGGAAAAATAAGACCCATCATGTGTTTAAAAGCACTAGGTCACGACTAAATATAATACTATGGACAGTGAGAGGAACAGTAACGAGAAAAGTGATGGCGACAGTCTGCCTAATTTATTAAACCCTTAAATAATACATCAATATCATTAATTTTATTAAATTTAACCCTAATTAATTTAGGGTTTTCTTTTTTATTACAATATAAGGTCTTAATTTTATCTCGTTTTTTAACCATTGATAAATTACTATTTTTATGAGTAAATACGCTTATTTCTTTAAAGTGTTGCTCTCCGTCATATTCAATGCAAATATCGTAATCTGGTAAGTAAAAGTCAAAAGGTAATGGTCTAATATCCCTACAATCTTTAAACTTATGTTGTTTAACATATTTTATGTTATGCTTATCTAACCATTGTTTAATTGTACGTTCACCTTTAGATTCATTACACATAGGACAACCATTTTTATTTGATATGTGGTCATTAGGTGTTTGTTCGAATCCACCATGTTTAGGGCAGACGATTCTCACTTTCTTATTAGTTTTTTCGTATGTTACTTTTGAGTAATCGTAAAATAAACCATGCACATTAGTGGCTTTATTAATAAAATACTCAGTTGACTTGGTTCTACCATTGGCTCTTGTTATTTGTCCACACAATTGACAACCATAACCAAATAAATGATTTGATGCTGTTTGTTCAAATTGCCCATGTTCTGGGCATGTTATCTTAATTAGTTCATTAGATTTATTAAACGAAACTAATTTGTAACAATATTTGTTATTATGTTTTTCATTTGCTTTAGATATAAAATCAGTTAGTGTTAATTTAGTACCACCATTACATTTTGGACAACTATGATTCCTAACATGACTATCTGGTGTTTGTTCAAACTCACCATGATTAGGGCAAATTATTGTTACTTTATTATGTGGTCCTTCATAGGTTACTTTTGAGTAATCATACTTATCACCATGAGTATTTATAGCTCTGTCGATAAATTTTGTTTGTTTTAATTCTTGTTTCATATGTTTCTGTATAATAAATATCTAGGTTTTCGATAAAAACCGTTTCTAACACAAAATAGTTTCGAAATATTTGCATTTTAATTAAATTTTTAGTACCTTTGCTTATAAATGAAAAAATTAGAAATATATAGTAAATCTCATTCAATCGAAGACTGGGAGAAAATAATAAGATTAAAATTCTACGATATACCATTCAGAACTAGAGGAGATGATATTTATAAAATTTTAGGTACTGATGATAAGGAAAAAAATATAATAAATGAAGCATCACTATTAATTTATAGTAAAGATATTGGTGTATTATCTTTTGAAGATGCTTGTAATAAATTGCAAATTTCAAATGTAATTCAAAATATTCCCAATGAGTTTGTAGCTGGATATAAGTTAAAGATTATAATCAAAGCACTTAACGAAGGTTGGGTACCAGATTGGAATAACTCTAATCAACTTAAGTATTTTAACTATTTTAATATGAAGGGTGGTTTTTCGTATTTTTATACTTATTATTACGCTACTAATACGATTGTTCCCTCGGCCCTTTTATTTAAGAACTTTGATTTAGCTCTTTACTGTGGTAAACAATTTGAATATTTATTTGAAGAATATTATAAACAAATATTATAATCTTTATATTTATATTAAAATAAGATAGTGTAAATTTAATTATGGATAAAAGTGATAATGATAAACAGGAAGGTGATAGGTACACTATGTTTGGTTCTGGCCAGCTTTCTAAACCCGTTTGGGTTCGATATTTTGGTTTTCAAACTAACTCAGTTAACCAACGACTATTGGAGTACAATGTACGTGCTATATTTATTAGCATTCCTATCGTTCTCTTTGTCTTACTTGTTCTTTAAAACTGGGAAACGAAAAATAGGTAACTTATCAATTACTTTGGCACTATTTTTAAATCCTTTGGGTTATGATTTGGTTGTTCACGGTATCATGTTACTAACAAAAAGTTATTGGTTAACAATGACTATAATGTATGCGATAACAACATTATTCTTTGGGTTGTTTGCTTATTTTGAAAACATAAAATTCATTAGTCGTGTTAAAAATATACATATAAAAATTAAAAATAAATTTAGTAAAAATGGATAAATCTTTTGATGACCTATTCAACCAATTTTTTGGTGGTAAAAGAAATAAAAAAAACTCTGATGATAAACCAACTGATTTTAATAAAGCCAAAAATGAGAATATCAAAAAAATGATTGATATGATATCTAATATGGAAGAAGTTACTGGTTCACATATTGCTGGTCAGATTGATGATGGATTAGGTGAACCAAACCAAGTTGAATATTATGAAGAAGATGGAATGTATTTTGAAAAGAAAACATGGAAAGTATTTGGTGGTGAAATGGTAAAAGTAATCATGTCAGATGAACCATTTAACGAATATGCGGAAGAAAATAAAGAATCTCAGTTAACATTACAAGAACAATTAGAGGATGCTGTAAAAAATGAAAACTATGAAATGGCAGCAAAATTAATGGGTTTAATAAAAAAAGAAGAAAAAAAACAAAAAAAAATACAAAAAGACTTGCTTTTATAAAATAAAAGTAGTACCTTTGTGTAACTTTTAGAAATAGAGGTATATTTATTAGAAAAGAGGTAAAACTCACAAACAAAAAATTATGAAAACAACAACGACATATCAAACGCAATATCAACCGAAGGGCGGGAAGCCTCAAGGGAAGACTGGGTATGTCATGTTTGAAGACGTGATATTAGGATAAAATTATAAACGTATAATTTTTACACAACCCAGTCAGAGAAATCTAGGCTGGGTTTTTTATTTTATCTAGGTGTGGGAAAGTTGGTAATCCGCATGGTTTGGGACCATGAGACCGCAAGTTCGACCCTTGCCACTTAGACCAGAAGAGACTGTTACCAATTCATAGAACTACATGTTGTGAGCGTAGAATTGGAAATTATCGAGTAGTATAGGAGCGGTTTATCTAACCTACCTTGGACGTAGGAGCACGCTGGTTCAAATCCAGCCTATTCGACTAATGAAGAATCGTCTAATTAATAAGACAAACACGTTAAAGTGTTAAATGTAGGTGTGAATCCTACTTCTTCTACTAATATAATGTCGTATAGTGTAATGGCAGCACGTCTGGTTTTGAGCCAGAAGATATAGGTTCGACCCCTGTTATGACAACAAAACGAGATAACCCTTTTGAGTGGGGCGGTACTAAGAGTAATTAACTTAGTTTGTGGGTTCGAATTCTATTACCTCCACGATATGCTGTTAGATTTTAAGCTTTATTGGTAAAGGTAAAAAATTATTATTGGACGGTGGCCGAGTGGTTAAAGGCGACAGACTGTAAATCTGTTCTCGTGAGAGTACGTGGGTTCGAATCCCACCTGTCCAACTGTGAAATAGGTGAGATTAAATAAATGGGTCTGAGGGAGTCCATTAAGGAACCCTCTCCATGCTCTGTACGCACGAAAGGTGGTGCACTGGATTTGTAACCCAGAATAGAATCGGTTCGATTCCGATACAGAGCTCAATAAATAAGTATAATACGCATTGAAATATACGTATTATACCAAAATGCGGATATAGCTCAATTGATTAGAGCACTAGCCTTCCAAGCTGGGGGTTGTGGGTTTGAGTCCCACTATCCGCTCTAGTTTAAAAATCGTTGCATGTAGCGAAGATAGTCAAGCTAACTATCACCCAGTTAAGCGATTCTGGGTAAATGCGAGAGTAGCTCAGTGGTAGAGCATCTGGTTACCAACTAGAGGGTCGTTGGTTCGAACCCCACAAATGTATATTACAATATACAAAAAGATATAAAAACAGTAAAATGTATATTATAATATACAAAACAAAATGATTATGAAAACAACAAAATTGGTATAATAGAACATTATAAATACCTTCATTGGTTCAAATCCAATCGGGGGTACTAAAAATCCCTCGTAGCAAACTGGCGTAGGCAATAGACTTTTAATCTATGGGGCTGGGTTCGACTCCCAGCGGGGGAACAATTAGTTGATAATCAAGTCACTAAACTATATTTTGCACAATAAAGTAGATTGGTTTATTGTGCAATTTTTGCTTTATTATAATACTATTTGGTCTGTATTTTTTATTAATATTTCATATATTTATAATAAAACAACAATGTGAAAGACTTACTGAAAGTGTTACTTAGAGAGAACATATTAACTGAGATTGATTGGAATGAAAAATACAAAGATGTTTCTAAACAACCAACGAAAAAGGTAAAGTTGTGTTCATCAACGGTAAAAATGGCGCTAACGAATTAAAAAATCGTTTAGGTAAACTTTACAATGTTGAACCTTCTACTATATTAACTTATGATGAAATGTTAAGTATGCCAGAAGGTGAACCATTATCATATAATGTTATCGTAAATCCTAAAGGTGATGGCGATAGAGGAGCACAAAGAAATGATATTAAAACTAGTTTCTTATTGTTTCATTAAAAAAAAAATACTATGGATATTAAAAAAAAAAATTGAGAAGTGCTTTATTAAAAGAAGGTAAACACAAAACACATAAAAATGAGTATGGTTGTCTAATGGTTTATTTAGATGTTACCAAAGAAGATTGGAATGAGTTACAGGACATGATTGATGATGATGACTTATATGTTGATAAAGAAGACCCAAGCTACGGTAGAGAGAATGAACCACATGCAACGGTTTTATTTGGTTTTCATGCAGACGTTAAAGATGTAGATATAGAAAAAGAGATTTATAAGGTTAAAACACCTAAAATTGGTTTTAAAGGTATATCAGCATTTAGCAATGAAAAGTTTGATGTGTTGAAGTTTGATGTTGATAGTGAAGATATGCATAAAATGAATTCAAAATTTAAGCAATTCCCACACACAAATAATTTCCCAGATTACCACCCACATGTTACTATTGCGTATTTAAAACCAAAAACTGCTGATAAATACATAAAGAAAATGAAAGGTATGGAAGAAATGCCAATCAAACTAGATAAGTTGGTTTATTCAAAACCAGATGGTGATAAAAAAACCTACGAATTAAAATAAAAAAGGGCCTTGAGCCCTTTTTTTTATTACTTACCTTGTCCGTTATACTTTTTTAAGTAGCTTTTAGAACGTTTAAGTTTGGAGGATTTACATTTTGAATGTATACTTGGTCTTTTTTTTCTGGTTTTTTGGTTTGCACCAGAAGATGTTGAAGTTTGTTTTGCTTTTGCCATAATAACTATTTTTTCTAATAAATACTTGCATTTTTTCTTTTATTTGTGTATATTTGTAAAAAAACATAAATTATATGAAAAACACTATTTATATCGATATCGATACGGAAAGAGAACAACCGATTCTTATTGGAAAAGGTCCAGAAACATCACCACCAGAAACTAGGGAAGAAGCTGGTAAAATGATAGTTGAAGACATTGCATGTGTATGTGATGCACTAATTAATTTGATACATGTAGCTGACCAAAATAGTTACGGTACCAAAGAAAGTTTAATTGAAAAAGTTAAAGGTCAGTTAAATGAGTACTTGTCAAATCCAACACCAAAAGATAACGAAAAATCAGAGTAATGATGGTTGGAAGAGATATTAATAACTGAAGACCAGAGAAAGAGAGCTAAAGAGCTTTACGAGTTCAATGTGTTGAACGGGTCAGTAACAGAAGGTAAAGGTAATGAAGTAGGTGCCTTGGGTGAAATTATTGTTTAAACATAGGTGAACTTGAAAATAAGTCTAAAAAGATTTGGAAGAAACAAATTAATTTAGTACCTTTGTTAAAAATAATTGATTATGATTATAGACAAAACACAAAAAGATAAATTAACCGCTGTGCATTCGTTTACCGTTTTACCTCAAGACTTAAATTATGCAGATACTTTATTTGGGGGGAAAATAATGGCTGAGATGGATATTGCTGGTGTTAAAGTTGTAAGACGTGCTTTGTATGGTACAGGTGCTGAAGGTTCGGTTACCGCAAGTGTTGATAGAATAGATTTTAAAAAACCAGCTTTCTTGGGTGATTAAATCACCATGATTGCCGAAATTAAAACGTTAGGTAAATCCAGCATTCAAATAAAAATTAGTGTGTCTAGAGAAAGTATTCAAGGGTTTATTGAAGACATATGTGCGGCTAATTTTACTTTTGTTGCTATGAAAGATAAGAAATCTTATCCACATGGGTTAAATTTTGATAAATTAGAAATTAAGGATGATGAGTGAATCTAAAAAAAAAGCAAAGGAAAAAAGTGTTTTGGTAATTAAATCATGTGTTAATTGTAACCATATCAAATGTGCTAAATTATATTTAGATTTATATCTTTTAAGGTTCAATGACCTAGAATCATATAATGAGTTATTACTTATCTACGATAAAAAGAAACAAGTCTTAAATTGTGAAAAACTATAATATGGTTGAGTTAGGTGAATTTACTATAGAGGAAATAATAGAACACTTAGAGTGGGAAGCTGATAATATAACGTTACATGAATTTAAGAAATTAAAAGAAATAGTAAAAGATGTTGACGAAGTTTTTAGTGAAAAAACATTGGCCGAAAATTACTTGTACCAAAAAATATTATCTTTAGAATGTGCAATCGATAGATGGAAGTTGGATATCATATTAGAAAATTTACATAAACACACCTATAATGAAATTTGTGAATTTTTTGAAAATAAATAAATAAATAAATATAATAAGTGATTATGGATGTAACATTTAGAAAAGAAATACACGGTAAAGAACTTTACCTATATAACGCTAAAGGTGAACTAATATTTAAGCGTTGGTTAAATCAAAATAGGTCAGTGGTTTTTGATGTGATGACCTATGATAAACACACCCTAGTTTCGATAACAGATAAAATGTTGGAGGATGATAAAGGTAGTCAAAAAAGTACATAAAAAGTTGCATATTGTTAAATTAGTTAGTACCTTTGTTATATTATGAGTGATGAAAGAAAAAAAGCTGATAAAAAACCAGTTCCTAAATTGGAACCCAAAAAAAGGGTTGCGCCAATTCCCGTTCCAAAGGTAGAACCTAAGAAACGAGCAGAGGTTAAACTTATAGCCAAGGAAATTCCTAAACCAATTATTCTAGAACCAACTGAAAAAGTTAAAAGGTCTGAAAATAAATATGTTAGAATATCTTTAGATGCTAAACAAGAAGAAAGAAAAGAGTTTAGTGAAAAAATGCAAAGGGGCGAATTAAAATTAGCTTATTATGCGATAGATGGTGATAAAAGTTATCACTATTATTTAGTAATGAAAAAATAAACGGATATGACTTTAAAAGAGCAAATCAATGCGGGTTTCATGACTGCATTTAAAGCAAAAGATATGGAAAGAAAAAACTTCTTAGGTCTTGTTAAAGGTGAAATCCAAAATGAAGAAGGAAGAGGTACAGTAACTACTGATGGAAGTGTTTTGATTATTCTTAGAAAATTAGAAAAATCTATTAAACAAACAAACTCACCGCAGTCGTTAGTTGAATTGGAATATTTAAAACCTTATTTACCAAATCTTATGAGTGAAGACCAAATCAAAACAATTATTCAAGGTTATAAAGAATCTGGTTTAACTAATACTGGTCAAATTATGGGCCAATTTAACAAAGAACACAAAGGGTTAGCTGATAATAAATTAGTTTCTGAAATTATTAAAGAATTGTTGCCTTAATGTGGGTTTTTCTTTACATATTATTAGTACATTGGGTTGCTGATTTCTTATTACAAACTAGACACATGGCAACTAGAAAAAGTGAAAGTAATTATTACCTTAATTTTCATGTTACGATTTATTCGTTTACGACTATTGTGTTATGGGTTTTATTTTTATTAACTATAGGTGTTCACGTTACTAAAATTAGTATATTATTATCATTTGGTGTAACCTTTGCAACACATTGGTTGACTGATTATGTTACCAGTAGACAAACAAGTAAATTTTATAAAGCTGAAAATTATAAGGGTTTTTTTGATATGATTGGTTTTGACCAATTAATCCATGTTTTAATATTATTTTTAACATACAATTACATCATATTAAATTAAAATTATGAATTAAGAACAAATCCATGCTAACTTAGATAACATGTTGGCAGACCATAAATCTAAAAAATTCCTTAATCATTTAGTTAGAGCTTACATGCCAGTAACTAATATTGAAAAAGTTTGGGATACACCAACAGGTGATTTCAAATGTGTTTTAACGAGAGAACCATTGTTTTCTTTGCAAGATATATTAAAAGGTGTCCAAACTGAAGAATATAAAGTTGCTTTAATGAACAATCTTAAAACAATGTTTGATGAAAACGCTAAAACATCCAACCCAATCACTGAAGTAATTGGAGATAAAAAAATGGGTCTTACTGGTAAAGATACAACAACTTTTATGACAGTTGAGGCGTTTCAAAGTTTTTATGATTGGGTAATGACAAAAGTGTTAAGAGGCGATAAACACATCAATTGGTTGGTTAGGGGTATAAACCGAAACTTTTCTGATAACTCTACAAATAGCCCTGTTGTTCAAGTAAAAGAAACTAAAAGTAGTAAAGCAACCTATACATTAGGTGATGCTAGTGAAGCTTTATTAAAATTAAAAGAAAAATTAGAAAATAAATGAGAATAAAATTAGATGACCAAAATATATGGTTTACTTCAGATTGTCACTTTTGTCATACAAATGTGATTAAGTATGATAACCGTCCATTTAATGATGTCGAAGAAATGAATGAAAAGTTAATACTTAACTGGAATTCAGTTGTTGGTGAAAAAGATGTAGTGTTTTATTTAGGTGACCTATCATTCGATAGGGGTGGTGGGAACACTGAAAGAATAGTAAATGAATTGAACGGAAAGATTCATTACATACTTGGGAATCACGATGACGAAAGAGATATACGTAAATTAAATCGTTTTGAAAGTATTAGTGATTATATCAACTTATCAGTTAATGATTTGGATAACCCAAGAAAAAAACAAGGTATTGTTATGATGCACTACCCTATTTTATCGTGGGATAAAGCACACCATGGTGATTGGCATCTGCATGGTCATTCCCATCAAAGTCTTGTTACTCAGAATCCAGAATACTACAAACGTAAAGTTTTAGATATGGGTTGTAATGGATGGGGTTATAAACCAGTTAGTTACAATGAAATAAAAACAATAATGAACATAAAAGAAATAGAAAGAATTGACCATCATTAATCAAATTTAAAAATAAAAAAATGAGTGAAAATAAAAAAAAGAATACTGAAGTGACAAATTCAAATAAAAATCGTGAAACTAGACTACCTAAAAATTTAGAGGATTTAGTTAGAGGTTTACCAACAATGGATGTTGAAACGATGAATGAAGTTGCTATTGCAATAGCGTTAAGTGAGGATGAAACTTTCGAAAACCCAAATGATTCATTTTCAAATCAAACATATGATAGTGATGAAGAAGATGATGAACCGTACTTAACTAATTCATACACTGAAGAAGTTAGTTTTATTGAGTTTGCAATTATCAACGCTTATTTACATTCAGTGATGAAGGGTAAACAAAGTGGTATGGTTGTAAATAGTTACGGTACTAGTGATAATATTGGTAGAGTAGAGTTTGGGGGTAATTTTGAGGTTACAGGTTCTTACTGGTTCATTTGTAAATTAGAAGATGATGAGAATGATTATATCTTTCAAACAAAAATGTTTTTAGATGGTCGAAATGACTTAATCAATCAATTCCATTTAACTTCTAAAAAAGGTATTGAGTTCAATGATTTCGAAAAACTAATGAAGAAAATCAAAACCCTTGCGTTCAACGAGTCTGAATACAAAGGTAAATGTATCAAAGTTAAATTGAGAGAAGGTCGTTTCAAAGGTATTGAAATCATCGATATTAAAGCTGCCAGTAACGAACTTATCCTTAATGATGTTCAAATGAAATTCATAGAACACTTTATATCACGTGTGGCTAGAGGTGGTAATGCAAGATACTTACTTAATGGTGAACCAGGAACTGGAAAAACAGAATCGATTCGTGAGATTGCTAGAAAACTTATCCCTAACGTAACATTTGTTATACCAGACTTCGGTAACTCTGAAGACTTAACGTCAATCATGGAAGCATGTGAGATTTTTGAGAACGCTGTAATCATCATGGATGATATTGACTTGTACTTAGGTTCAAGAGACAATGGTAGCTACACTCGTTTGTTAGGTCAATTCTTATCGTTCTTTGATGGGGTTAAGAAAAGAAAAATTAGTTTATTGGCTTCTACCAATGACAAAGGTTTAGTTGATAAAGCGGCTGAAAGACCTGGACGTTTTAACTTCACGTTAGATTATAGTTTCTTAGATGACGAACAAATAATCAAAGTATGTAACATTCACTTACCAGAGCAATGGAAGGTTCAAGAAGTATACGATGCACTTTCTGGTAAAATAAACGGTAAAAAAGTTAACATTACAGGTGCTTTCATAGCAAACTTAGCTGATAACATCAAAGAGATGTCTGAGGATGATGCTGAATGGGGTATTGACGATACTGTTAGTTTAATTAAAGAATCATACAAAGGGTTTTACTCAAGCCAAGTGGAAAAAGAGAAACAAACAATGGGTTTCCAAGTTAAATAAAAAACGTCTCGATAATTTGTTTTATCGAGATTTTTTTTGTACCTTTGTACTATCAAAACAAACTCAAATATGGATATTAGAAAAAACATAGAACCAACAGATTTTGAAGTTGGGGTCATAATAGGGCGATTTATTTAATTTATTTCTTTTTGAAATAGGTTTTATTATAGGTTAGTTGATATTTATTATTAAATAACAATTAATAATTTTAAAATAAAATGGAAAATAAACCCGTAGTGTATAAAATCACAAATTTGATTAACAATAAAAAATATGTTGGTAGTGCTAAATCATTTATTAAACGTAAAAAAGACCATTTAAATAGATTAAAAAATAATAAACACCATTCTAAAAAGTTACAAAATTCTTTTAACAAATATGGTGAAGACGCTTTTGAATTTAATATTTTAGAAGTTGTAGAAGATATCAATCTATTAATTCAAACCGAACAAAAATGGATTGATGAATTAAAACCAGAGTATAATATGACATTAATCGCTGGATTAAATAGTCATTTAGGTATGAAACGTTCAAATGAAACTAAAAAGAAAATTAGTGATGCTTTGACTGGTAGAAAATTGAGTGATGAACATAAAGAAAAAGTTAGGCAAACGCTAACTGGTAAAAAATTTAGTGAAGAACGTAAAGAAAAACACAAAAAGGCTTTAAATGAGTCGACAAAATTTAAAGAAATGTTAAAATCAAAAGAAAGAAACGAAAAAATTAAACAAACTAGATTAAAAAACGGAGGGTACATCGTTACCTATGAAACAAAAAAATTAATAAGTGAAACGTTAAAAAAACAAAATCTACAATCAGCTATTAGTGTTGAAATAGAAAAATATAGTTTAGATGGTGGTTTTATTGAATCTTATCCGAGTATGCTCAAAGCTGAAAACGATAATAACATAGGTAGAGGTTGTTTGTATTATAATTTGGTTAAAAATAAAAAAGAAGAGTATAAAGGATTTATTTGGAAATTTAAAAATTAATTATATGGAAATTAAAAACTATAAAGAAGAAATAATTAAAAATGCAGAAGTTGGTGTTGTTGTGGGGAGATTTCAAACAAACCGATTACATACAGGACATATTGACTTGATTAGCCACGTCCTATCAAATCATAAAAAAACTGTACTTATCCTAGGTGTGTCTAGAGTACAAAACACCAAGAAAAACCCTTTGGATTTTGCTAGTCGTAAAGCTATGATTCAAAAATTGTTTCCTAGTTTAATGATTTTACCAGTAATGGACCAAAGATACGATGAGAAATGGAGTTCAGAAATTGATTCAGCTATTTCTATGCCGTTTGGTGAAAAGAAAACAGTTATCTATGGTAGCCGTGATTCATTTATTCCTCATTACAAAGGTAAGTTTCAAGTTATTGAGTTAGAAGCTATTCCTTACCATAACGCCACAAACATTAGAGCAGATATTGCTAAAGAAACTATTGACTCTACTGATTTTAGGTCTGGTGTTATCTACTCAGCATTCAATCAAAGACCAGTTTCTTATCCAACAGTTGATATCTGTGCATACAACGATGATGGTGAGATTCTTATGGGTAGAAAACCTAACGAGAAGTATTGGAGATTCGTTGGTGGGTTTGTTGACCCGACAGATGAAAGCTATGAAAAAGCAGCTTTGAGAGAGTTTCATGAAGAAACTGGTGGTAATTGTGTTATCAGCGACTTAAAATATATCTTAAGTCACAGAGTAAAAGATTGGAGATATGCCAAAGAAGAGTCTGGGATAATGACTACTTTATTCTTGGGGCGCAGAAATATGGGTTACGCAAAAGCTAGTGATGATATCGCAGATGTTAAATGGTTTCCAATTAGGGAGTTCAGCAACTTTGATACTGTTAGAACTAAAGTAATGCCAGAACACCGTGAAATGATGTTAGCTTTGGTTAACAAAGTGTACAGCGAAAAACTTATACCAAATATTGGTGAAAGATTAGCTGAAAGAACTGATAATGTAACTTACATTGGTGAATAATATTAAATAAAAATAAAAATATGGGTTTACAAAAAAAAGTAATTGAAAAATTAGAAACTGCAATAGAAAACAAAGATTGGGTGTCTATTGAAGATATTCAAAAGTATCTTAGCAAAGCATTAACAAAACCGAACAACTTGATTTTGTGTTCAGATGCTTACAAATATTCACATCACAGATTCTATGGTGGTGAAATGACCAAGATGGTATCTTACTTGGAATCAAGAGGTGGTAAATTCTCTGAGACAGTATTCTACGGATTACAAATCTTCTTAAAACAATACTTAGAAGGTGTTGCCATTACGAAAGAAGAAGTTGATGAAGCATTTGACTATTTAGGTACAAAGCACGGTGTGTTTGGCCGTGACGATGTATTCGATAGAACAAAATTCGATTATATTATCGAGATGTATGATGGTAAATTACCTATCAGCCTAAAAGCAGTTCCAGAAGGTTAACAAATGTAGCCATTCATACTAGTAATAGTATGTCTAAAGAAATCTAATTGCTGGGAACCCCTTAGAGCCTTTAACACTACAACGTAGATAGCAATATCAAGCGTGAATGTTTGAAAAGATAAAGGATTGGGAAATCAGCAGCGAAGTTTCTAAATTTAATTTCAATTAATTAGTGCGTTTTTAAAAGTTTATGATATTTATTAATAAACGCATTAATCATGAGAGAGTATAAAAAAGGGAAAGAATCACCATTGTTTAAAGATTTAACTGGTGAAAAGTTTGGTAAATTAACAGCTAAAAACTACATTTACGATGACACAAAGAAATATAAAAAACATATGTGGATTTGTGATTGTGATTGTGGTAATGAAGCTAAAGTTAGAACCAATGAATTAACAAAGGGTGAAAGAACACAGTGTAAACAATGTTCAATCAATGAAGTATCAAAAACTAGAACAAGACCAGATAATGGTGCATTAATAACAAGAGTTATTAAACAGTATAAAGCTGGTGCTAAAAGAAGAGGTTATGAATTCTTATTAACAGATGAAAAACTAAAGGAATTAATTTTTTCAAATTGTTATTATTGTGGTGAAGAACCAAAAATAAATAAGGGTGAAGAACGTTATTTTAGAGGTGGTTTAGAGTTTAAAAGAAATGGAATTGATAGATTGAATAATAAAATTGGTTATACAAATGAAAATGTTGTTACTTGTTGTGAAACATGTAATAGAGCTAAAATGTGTTTAGAGCATGATGATTTTTTAACCCTTATTAATAAAATATACTTAAATTTAGAAAAACGTTCAACGACTATCCCACAAGGGAGTACAGAACAAGCTAATGGTTCTGGAAATGGTTTTGACCCTAGTAAATAGGGTTTTGATATAGTCTAGTCTTTATCTAAAGATAAAGCAGTTCGTAAGAGAACGTATTCAACTGTTGCGAGTTGAGTAGAATGTAAACGTCAGTAGTTGGAACTAAAAATGTTTTGTTCGTTATCGAATCTTTAGATGAGAACTGCGCATGGTTAACCAATTTTTTAGAAACTATCTTGTTGCAAGTATGGTATCCAATTACGGTTGCTACACTTTCAAGAGAAGTTCGTAAAATCGTAGATGCTAGTTTTCAAAAAAACACATCATATGATACTGGGTTAAGAGAGTTTCTGGTTGATTACGTGTTGAATGACTTCGGTTTCCGTGGTGTATCGTCTGTACAATCAGCTGGTATTGGTGGGTCTGCTCACTTGGTAAACTTTAGAGGTTCTGATACAATCATGGCATCTAAATACATCAGAGATTACTACAATACAGAAACAGTTTATGGGTTATCTATCCCAGCAACTGAACACTCTATCATGACACTTAAAGGTGAAGAAGGTGAATTGGAAATGATGAAACGAGTACTTACAACATTCCCTACTGGGTTAGTTGCGTGTGTATCTGATTCATACAATATCTTTCGTGCATGTTCTGAGTATTGGGGAACTGAATTGAGAGACTTAGTACTATCTCGCCCATCAGAACCAGGAAATCAACTAGTTATCCGTCCAGATTCTGGTGACGTGTTAATGACATTGAAAGAAATTTTCACTATATTATTCGACAAATTCGGTTACACAGTAAACGATAAGGGTTATAAAGTGTTACCACCACAAGTTCGTGTGATTCAAGGTGATGGTGTTAATCTAGATTCAATTAAAGAAATCTACGCATTGTTAGAGGAAGAAAAAATATCACCAGAAAACTTAGCTTTAGGTATGGGTGGTAAATTATTACAAGCAGTGGACCGAGACACATGTGCATTTGCTACCAAAGCTTGTACAGCCGTAGTTGACGGTGTTGAAGTTGAAGTACAGAAAAATCCTACCGAAATGGACGAGAATGGGAATTTAACAAAAAGTTTCAAAAAGTCTAAAAAGGGTAGATTGAAGTTGGTAAAAACTGATAACGGTTATATTACTTTAACTTCTAAAGATGAAGGATTCGAAGAAGCTAAGGATGAACTCGTAGAGGTTTTCCGCATGGGAGATATTCTTAAAGAGTGGTCTTTTGAGGAAATCCGTGAGAGAGCCAAAATTTAACTAATAAAAGCCATTCTATAGAATGGCTTTTATGTTTTTTAATATATCATCTTCATCATGTTTGATACTAATTAGGTTAATCTTTTTGAAACTACAATAATCAAGTTTTATCTTATCTTTCTTTTGTCGGTCCTTTAAACCCAATACACCACCCCATTGTTGTATAGTTTCAAAGTGTTGTCTACCTTGATATTCAATACATGTATTATATTTTGGTAAATAGAAATCGAATGGTAATGGTCTTTTATCTCTACAATCTGGAAATCTGTGTTGTGGTGTAAATTCAATATCATTTTCAAGTAACCATTCTAAAATTTTTTCTTCACCTTTGGATATTATACATAATGGACATCTAGTACCACTTTTATGGTTCGATGGTAATTGTTCAAAATCACCATGTTTAGAACAGATAATAGTAACCTTGGTCCTATTATCAACATAATTTACTTTAGAGTAATCATATTTGTTTCCGTGAACCAATTTAGCTTTTTTAATAAAAGTATCTGTATCGTCACTAAAATCGTTTGAAACCTTATCTAATGAACATTGTTTACAACCACTACCATTTAAATGATTAGTGGCTTTTTGTGTAAATTCACCATGCAACGGACATTCTATAGTAATACAATTTAATGCACCAATATAATTTATGTTACTATAATTGTAAAAAAAACCATGAATTTTTTCAGCTTTTTCAATAAATTTATTTCTAGTTGTTTTTGTGCTATTTCTACCACATGAATAGCATCCGTAACCCTTTAAGTGACCATTTGGTGTTTGTTCAAATTCTCCATGAATAGGACATATAATGATTACTTTAATATTTCTATTGGTATAGTTAACTTTAGTGTAATCATATTTATCACTATGTAGAATAGTTGCCTCAATAACAAACTCAGCTGTTGTTTTACGTTTCTCAGCACCCATTATTTAAGAGAATTAAAATGTTGTTCTAATAACCAGTTAATTAATTTAGATTTATTGATTTTTTCATCAGACATTAATTCATAATTATCTTTTGAAATAGATAACGATATTTTTGTTTTTTTATCTTCTTGTGGTTTTATTTTTCTTCCCATGATATTTTATTTAAGTATTTGTTATACTAATAAATATCTAGAAATAATATAAAAGTCATAAAATTATGAATTATTTTAATTTTTTATCTTCATAGTGTTTGGTTAATAACTCATCGATAAGTTTAGAACGATTATAATTACCCTCATCTATTTTTTTAATTAGGTTTTTATCTATGGCTACACCAATAATTTTATTTTCTTGTTTCATAATCTTTTTATATAAATATATGTTTTTTATTGATATTGTAAATTAAATGTTGTATCTTTGTAAAAAATATAATATGATAAAATTAAGTGATACACAAAACTTTGCAACCAAAGCATGTTATGCCATTGTAAATGGTGAAGAAAAGAACATAATCAAGTCACCAACTGAAATGGACGCTAACGGTAACATTACAAAATCATTTAAGAAATCAAAACAAGGTTTGCTTAAATTGGTTAAGAATGAAGATGGTACCTTTAGAACAGTAACTTCAATGGATACTGAGTTCAACAATGTTACAGACGAGTTGGTAGAAGTATTTAGAAACGGTATAATCACTAAAGAATGGACATTCGAAGAAGTGAGAGAACGAGCAAAACTTTAATTATGGGAACAAAAAACGTTACAATAACAGACGAGTTTGTGTTCTTTTGGAATGGGGTTTACAGTCAATGGCATCCATCAAAGTTTGTAATTGCTGGAATCACTTACACTAGTTGCGAACAATACATGATGGCACAAAAAGCTTTATATTTCAAAGATATGGAAGTATATGAAACTATCATGGTTTCTAACAACCCAAAAGAACAAAAAGCTTTGGGTCGTAGTGTTAAAAATTTTGACACTAAGCGTTGGAATGAAGTATGTAGAGAATTTGTTTATCAAGGTAACTTGGCCAAGTTTACACAAAATTATAACTTTAAATCGACACTATTAGCGACTGAAGATAAAGAAATTGTTGAAGCAAGTCCCTACGATAAAATATGGGGAATTGGAATGGGTATTGAGCACCGAAATATTGAAGATAAGAGCAAATGGGAAGGTCTTAATTGGTTAGGTGAAGCTATTATGCGAGTAAGAGAAACTTTAAAACAAAAATAAATATGATAAAATACATTGATGGTGACTTAGTTAAAGATGCCGAATTATTTGATGTGGTTGCACACTGTTGTAACTGCTTCTGTAGTATGGGTGCTGGTATAGCCCCACAAATCAAAAATAAATTTCCAGAAGCTTACGAGGTTGATTGTGAAACAATAAAAGGTGGTAAAAGTAAGTTAGGTACAATTACCTATACCGAAAACACGACACCTATAATTGTTAATTTGTATGGTCAATATGACTATACTGTAAGACGAAATGGCCAAATGGATTTAGATTATGATGCTTTACGTTCTGCGTTAAGAGAAATGAAAAACCAATTTACGGGGTTACTTTTTGGTATGCCACTTATTGGTTGTGGGCTTGCTGGGGGTGATTGGGATGTGATTGAGGCAATCATTGAAGAAGAACTAGAAGGTGAAAGAGTGATTGTGGTAAATTACGTTCCCTAATTTATTTCACTAAAACATTTGATTTATGTAAATTTTTTAGTACCTTTGTAATATAAAAGTAATGTTCTTAGATATTAAAGATAAAATAATAAGTTTTTCGGACAAATAATATGAGTATAATAAAATCAATAAATGTAAATCATTTTGGGTATATGGTTTCTAAAAACTGGGATAGAACTTTTTGGGCGTTTGATATCCATGGCACCATACTTAAACCTAATTACGAATATGGTAACACTCCAGATGAGTTTTACCCTATGGCAAAAGAAACCTTGCAATTAATTAGCAAGTTGCCAGATGTTGTTATGTTTTTATATACATGTTCTCACCCACATGAAGTCAATGAGTATTTAGCTTTATTCAAAGCTAACGATATTCTATTCAAGTATGTCAACGATAATCCAGAGGTGCCTACTCAACCAGATGGTTATGGGAACTACGATAAAAAACCTTATATGAATGTTTTGTTTGAAGACAAAGCTGGTTTTGACCCAATCACTGATTGGTCAGAGGTTTATGATTTATTAACTAAACACTATGGCGAGTTTAAATAACCCTTACAATTTATCTTTCGATGATAGTCGAAAAGATTATATAAAAATAAAAACGGTTAATGATGAAACTGTTTTGATGTCAGCAGATGATTTGAAAGCTATTATGGTTGATTACCTAAAGACAGAAATAGATTTTTTCGTTGATGGTATCACTGAACAAGATAAAATAAAATTCAAAGACCGTTTAGATTTTAAGCTAAAGCAAATCGAAAATGATATATTAAGACACATTGATGATAAGATAAATTGTATTACTGAAAAAATAATTTCAAATTGTACCACTAGAATCATTGAAGGTGAAGTTGACCGAAGAATTAACGAAAAATTAAAAATTAAATACGATGTTAGAATTTAAAACCCCAATACCAGTAATTGTTGAAGAAGACAAAGAAGGTTATGCTATTTATGTCGCTAATGGTGGAACATTTGAAAACGATATCTGGTGTGTGGTTTTATGTGATGGTGGTATTGTTAGACATTATCTTAGTAACCAAATTAAAATTTATAAGAACTTAACCTTTAAGATTACAAAATGAAAAAATTAATTATATTATTTGCGTTTTTTACGCTATTATTAATAACTGGATGTGCTGATGTTTCACAAATCCAATATATGAATCCTAGTGAGCATGTATATGGCTTTTGGGGTGGTACATGGCATGGTATGATTACGATACCTTCATTTATCGGTAGTCTTATCTGGAATGATGTAGCTATCTATGCTGTTAATAATAACGGTGGGTGGTATGATTTCGGTTTCATCGGTGGGTTTTATTTAATAGTTAAAGTTATCAAAACCATGATTCTTGGGGTTAAATCGGCTGTTCAGAAGTAATGAAAAAGAAAGTAGTTATATTTACAGGTGCTGGAATAAGCAAAGAATCTGGTGTTGATACATTCAGAGATTCGGTAGATGGCCTTTGGGAAAACCATAAGATTGAAGAAGTTTGTACTCTTGATGGTTGGAGAAAAGACCGTGAGAAAGTACTTAACTTTTACAATGACCGCAGAAGACAAATGCCAAGTGTTGAACCTAACAATGCACATAAAGCATTGGCTAGGTTAGAAGAAGACTTTGATGTAACTATCGTTACACAAAATGTTGATGATTTGCACGAAAGAGGTGGGTCCACTAACATCATTCACTTGCATGGTGAGTTAACTAAAGCTAGGAGTTCTTATTTAACTGGTAATCTTTTAAAAGTTAAGTTAGATTCTATTGACATTGGTTATTCTGATATTAATATTGGTGATAAATGCGAGAAGTATGGTGCACAATTAAGACCACACATTGTATGGTTTGGTGAATATCCTTTTGATATAAATAAAGCTTATGATGCTTTTTTAACAGCTGATATTGTAATAATTGTTGGAACTAGTTTACAAATTGGTTATACCTTAAGTTTTTTTGATAACCTACCGAAAGGTTTTAACGTAATATACATTGACCCTAACCCTAGTCATGATTTAGACACACTTGATTTAAACATTGAGTACGTAGAGAAAAGTGCTGTTGAAGGGGTGACAGAAATTGTGGAAAGAATTATTAACGAACAAAATTAAATATATGCATTATTTTTTAGATGGTACAATTAAACAAATTGGAGAGATACAGGAATTTGGTAACTTTAAAAAGAGAGAATTTGTTGTAAAAACAGAAGAACAATACCCAGAGATTGTTAAGTTAGAATTTATTAATGAAAACGTTGAAACGTTAGAAAGATTTAGCCTTAATGAAGTAGTAACAGTTGCTTTTGTGGTTAAAGGAAACGAACATAACGGTAAATTTTATAACAATTTAAGGGCAATAGCTATTTGTGAGTATATGGATAATAGAGTTGAGAAAGAACAAGCGAAAGCTAAAAAAGAAAATAAAAGGGTTCAAGCATTATTGGACGCTAAGGTAAAAAATTAATAAAATGTCAGTACTAAAATTAGAACTAAAAAAAGAACACGTAACATTGTTATCAAAATTACGTTGGTCGATGAAAGATAACATTATTTCTGGTGTTAAACATGATGGTGAAGAATATATGCCACCATTTAATGGTGATAGTCTTTACGAAGAGGTTGACCTTATATTGAATGGTATGCCAGCAGATTTTGACCCATTTACTACAGAAGAACCTAGAGAATATTCAGAGGAACAAAAAGCCGAATGGGATAAATTATATTCTGAATTACCGATGGCTTTAGATATCATATTACACAACAATAGTTTTGAGTTGGGAACGTATAAAACAAAATTTCATGACCGAATGTGGAAAAAAATAAATAATATTTTGTAAATTAAATTAATGGTTGTGCCTTTGTTAAAAATATGCCAATATGATAGAATCAGTTGATTATTTTGGTGGTACAAGTGGTTTAAAAGAACAACAGAAGAAAGATAAAATAAAAAAAGATTACTGTGACAATAATAAAATAAAGTTAATAATAATAAAATACAATGAAAAAACAGATAATTTATTAACTAAAATAAATAAAATAAATAAAATAAATAAAATTTTAAAAAATAATGGTAAAAATTAAATTTAAAGATTTAACTGAAATTGAAATTGAGAAATTTAGGTTAGAATATGTTAATAGGTTAGAAAATAATTTAACAGTTGAGAAATTAGCAATTAAAATTAGTAATGACTTAGGGTTATCGGAAAGAACCGTTAGAAAATGGTTTAAAAAATTAAACTTCAAAGAAAAAGTTGAAATTGAACCAGAACAGTATGTAAAAGCCAAAACAAGAGTCCATGACGGGACTAAAAAACGTTTTATAATAAGTTGGGCCCAGAACAATACACCTGTTCATACTGGTTTGATGAAAAACTTAGAAGCTTATGGTGAATTTATCGATGCTGATATCCATATCATAGCTGGTAGGTATAGAAACCCTACTAGTATGTGGACAAATCAACAAGAAGAATCAGAATTTTGGGTTTCAGAGGTATTACCATACTTAGACGCTAATAGACATGACATACATAAGTATGTGTCTATTATGTCAGATATTAAGATTCAACCAACTGCTGTGAACCCAATGACTGGGTTACAAGCGTTGAGTGGTATTAATTCTTGTGTGTTTGGTAGTCCAAAGGTTCAATTAGAAATGATTCCAGTATTAGAAGGTAACAACCCTAAAATGATGACTACTACTGGTGCGGTAACTAAAAAGAATTATACTGATTCTAAAGCTGGTAAAACTGGTGACTTCCATCATACATTTGGTTTTGTTATCGTTGAGATTAAAGATGATAATACTTTTTTCCTAAGACAGGTAACTGCTGATGACAAAACAGGTAACTTTACTGATTTATATTATCGAGTTGAAAAAGGTGAAGTAAGTGAAGTAACTAAATTTGCTGCGGCTATCTTAGGTGATATTCACTACGGACATCATGACCAAGAAGTTTTAGATACAACGCTTAGTTTATTTGAACGAGTAAAACCACAGCACGTTATATTACATGACGTATTTGATGGTTCTTCAATTAGTCATCATGAGATGAAAGACCCTTTCATTCAATACGGTAAAGAAATATCTGGCACCAACGACTTAGGTAAAGAGGTTGATTTTATGTTGGAATCTTTAAAGTCGTTTGAAAAGTTTGATAATGTGGTTATTGTTAGAAGTAATCATGATGATTTCTTAGACCGTTGGCTTAAGAATGAAGATTGGAAGAAACAACCAACATACAAAAATTCTAGGCTTTATATGAAAATGTCTGATATGTTATTAGAACAATATGCTAATGACCCATACAACGTAAAAGGTGTAATCCCAAGTATCATCAATCAGAAGTTTCCTAAGTTTATCACACTAGGTCGAAGTGCTTCTTATCGAGTTAAAGATTGGGAACTGGGTCAACATGGTGATATTGGTTCAAATGGTAGTCGAGGTTCATTATTACAATTCAGAAAATTAAACACTAAGATTGTTGTTGGACATTACCACTCGCCTGGTCGTAAGGACGGAGCGTTAGCCGTAGGTACATCAACAAAATTAAGGGTAGGTTATAACAGAGGTGCGAGTTCATGGTTACAATCACATGTTATCATCCACACAGATGGTCGAGCCCAACACATAAATTTTATGCTAGATAAAGACGGTAACTTGGGTTATACTACTTTTGAATAAGTTAATTTATCACCAACATTGTCATTATATTTAATAATAATAAGTGGAATATTGTTTAGTAAACAATATTCCCTTTTTATTTTATCATTAATTTTCCTAGAATTAAACCCTTGAACCCCACCAAAATGTTCAACTACTTTATAATGTTGAATCCCGTTAAATTCAATACAAATATTAAAATCTGGTAAATAGAAATCAAAAGGTAATTTTAATTTATTTTTACAATTATTAAATTTATATTGTGGTAAATAATTGATATTAAATGACTCTAAAAAAAACTCTAATTTTTTTTTCACCTAGTGATTCATTACAAGTTGGGCAACCATTACCATTCTTATGATTATTTGGTGTTTGGTTAAAAACCCCGTGTTTTAAACATTTTATAATTATTTTTTTATGGGCTGAAACATAAATAACTTTAGAATAATCATATGTTTCACCATGTATTTTTTTAAAATCGTTAATTAATTTTAAGATTGTTGGTTTTTCTAACCCAGCACATTGTTTACAACCTTGGCCATTTTTATGGTTATTAATTGTTTGTGTGAAATTACCACTTTTTTTTATCATTTACTTGCATAATTTAAAATATAGTAGTACCTTTGTAATATGAAAAATACAATTGAAATCAACGTGGATTTTGACGGAACGTGTGTTACGCACGACTACCCAAGAGTTGGTCATGATATAGGTGCGATTACTGTTTTAAAAAAATTAGTTGAGAATGGTCATAGACTTATTCTTTTTACTATGAGAAGTGATGGTAGCGGTTTTGAAAGACTTGACGGTACTGTTGATAACCATGGTTTAAGCGATGCAATAAATTGGTTTAAAGAAAATGAAATACCTTTGTATGGTATTCAAACGAATCCAACTCAGTTGAATTGGACGACATCACCTAAAAGCTATGCTCCGTTAATGATTGACGATAGTGCTTTAGGTTGCCCTTTGAAAATGGACCTTAGTGTTTCACCAAGACCATTTGTTGATTGGGTTAAAGTAGAAGAAATATTAACTGAAATGGGTTTAATAAATGTATAAAGTATCAATAGCACATTTAAAAGCTTTTAAAGAAGCGTTACAAGAATCAAATAGGTTACTTAAAATTACGTTAGAAACTTTTGATGACGATGTAATTAAACGGGCCATTTACTCTAACGATAAACAAATTAAAATAATTACTGAACAATTCCACATAGATGAAACAAGAAATTAGCTTTGACGAATTTTTAGAAATCGAAAGCAAACTAGAAATTAAAGTTGGTCTAATCACAGAAGCGTCATCAATACCAAAAAGCTACGGTATTAAAATGATTGTTGATTTTGGTGATGGTGATATTAGAAGTGTTTTTACCAATTTAGGTAAAACATATAAACCAGAACAATTTATTAACTTCACAACAAATTTTGTAACTAATTTAACGCCTTTTGAAATTAAAGGAGTTTTAAGTCAAGCAATGATTTTACCACCAAAGAATATTTCTGGTGGTGAAGAATTTGGCGAGTTATTAGTTGGTACTAAAATAATTTAAAATGGCAAAAACAATAGCAGCGGGTCTTTTTATCGTAAGAAAAAATAAAAAGTTATTAGTAGCTCACCCAACAAATCACAAACCCGATTTTTGGAGTATTCCAAAAGGAAAAGTTGAGTTTAATGAAACATTCTTAGAAGGGGCTTTGCGTGAAACGTATGAAGAAACAAACCTAGAATTAACTGATTCTACCAATTTTGATATTTTTCCGATGTTAGGTGTTAATTACGGACATAAGAAAAAAATTCTTTACCCATTTTTGTATTTGGAAAAAGAAGAATCGACATTTAATTGGGATGAACAAGAACTTAAATGTAATTCTAATGTTCCAGCTGAACGTGGTGGTTTTCCAGAAATGGACGATTATAAATGGGTTACTTTAGATGAAGCTAGAGGCTTATTGCATGAAACGCAAGTTGCCTGTATTGATAAAATTTTAGAAACAATAAATAAATAAATAAAAAAAAATGGGTAAGGCGTTGCCATTAGGTGAGTCTGTGACCTCCGAAGCCCAACCCATCGGCTCTGCCGTGGGTTGGTAGTTCACTTGGACATGTATGCAGACTAACTCGAATCAAGCGACAGTAATTACTGGTATCAACTACGCATATGCTTATGATGGTTACGGTAGTGCAATGGTACCTAAACCTAAAAAAGGTATTTCTGCTTTTGCTAAAAACATCATTGATAAAATACATGATGATAGTGAAGACAGTGAAGACAGTAATATGGTAAGCGAAGAGAGAGTAATGCCTTCTAAACCAATAAGAGTTAAATCAGTTGATAGAATTAGCCATTCTGATATTAGTGAAAGCTTTTTACGAAGTGATTCATTCATTGAATCATATAGTGGTTCAGAAGGAATTTCAGAAGGCCCTTCACAAGGATAAAAACAAATAAATTTAAAGAGTATGTATAACAAAATAAGACATATTGGTGATGGAAAATTCGAAGCAGTAATGCCAGACGGAGAAATCAAGTCTGTTGGTCCCAACATTAGTGGTATGATTCGTTATACATACTTTGAAGATTATACATTACCACCAATTGGTTGGTCAGTTACACGAGAAAAATTGTTGAACGATTACCAAGAAAAGGTAATACCAGATATTATTGCTGGTAAAATAACACCAAATACTATGAATGGTTAAATGTTAATAAGAAAAAAGGTAGATTTAGGGGAATATATCATCGACATAGAATACGATGACGTAACTGGTGCAATTGAAGTGACCGTATTAGACGAACTTGAAGGAGTAATTGAATCTATTACTATTAATAACACAGACGATTCTAGTGATGACGAAGATAATAATGATGATGTAGGTTTTAACGATTACACTATCAACTTGAATTAAAATGTTTCATGGAAAAATCAAAAGAAATACAAGCACCAAATGATTTGACATTCGCTAAAAACAATAAATGTATTTTTTTGGCTGGGTCAATCGAAATGGGTAAAGCCGAGAATTGGCAAAAAAGAATAGTAGACGAGTTATCTGATAAAGGTTACACGTTTTTAAACCCAAGAAGAGATGACTGGGACAGCTCATGGGAGCAAAAAATTGAGAATAAACAATTCAATGAACAAGTATCTTGGGAATTGAAAGCGTTAGAGATGGCAGACATCATTTTGATGTACTTTGACCCTAACACGCAATCACCAATTTCATTGTTGGAATTGGGACTACACGCCAAAGATGGCAAACTAATCGTTTTATGTCCAGAAGGTTTCTGGAGAAAAGGCAACGTTGATATCGTATGTGAGAAATACGGGGTTAAACAGGTTGAATCGTTTGAAGAATTAATCAAAGCAATTAATGAGTAAAAAAAGAAGAGAACATAAACTTAATTCAGAGATAACAGCAAGTGAATTGCGTATTACTGATGAGGGAATAATGGCATTAGCTGATGCCATTAAATTAGCCAAATCAAAAGAACTTGATTTGGTTATGATTAACGAAAAAGCGCAACCACCTGTTTGTCGTATAATGAATTATGAAAAGTTTATATACGAACAAAGTAAAAAACCTAAGAATAAAACACTTGACATGAAAGAAATCAAACTAGGACCTAATACGTCTGAGAATGATTTGAACTACAGAATCAAACACATGGTTGAGTTTTTACAAAAAGGTCATAGGGTTAAAATTAGTCTTCAATTTAGGGGTCGACAAATGCAACATATTGACATTGGTCAAGAACAAATTCTTAAGATGATACTTGCTGTTGAACAATATGGTAGTCCAGAGGCTATGCCTAAGTTAGAAGGTAAAAAAATGTTCGCCACGATTAAACCAAAACCGTCTAAATAACTTTTACTAGTCTTAGGGTTATATGTAATGTTGTATATTAGTTTTTTTAATATCTCGATTAATTTTTTCTTTATTATTCTCACGCCAAAGTTTAGAACGTTCTCTAGCTAAAATTTTATTTTCTTCTGGTGTCATATCATTACAAATTTTTAATTAGGTCCTCAATAAATTTAGATTTATTATTTGTTAATTTTTCTAATTTTAAATTAGTTTCATTAGATAAAGTAATACTAACTTTTACTTTTTTATCTTCTTTTGGTAATTTAGGTCGTGCCATATTTTATTCTTTGTTAATAAATATCACGAAAAAATAAAAAAAGTAGCATTTAAACAAGATTTTTATTTACTTATAATAAAAATGAGTTAAAATTAACTCATGGAAAAATTCATATACACTTACTTATCGGAAAATTATTATATACAAACTAGTGATGTTGGGAACCAAGGTATCTATCAAAGGTATGATGACTTAAGAATCCCAATTCCATTCAATGGTGATAGGCTTGTAAAAGATATCACAACCGTTTTTGGTGTTACTAAAGTTGAAGCCAAAGGTTACATAAGTGGATGGGCACAAGTTGTCGAACCTAATATTAATTTAGATTTTTATTGGAAAATTGCTGAAGTATTTGGTAACCTTGTGTTTCCAGTAATTCAAAACATTGCCGCAAGTACAATTTCACGAGATTTAATTAGCGTTCAATCAATGTCAGCACCAACGGGTGAGTTGTATTACATAGATTATGTTTACTCAAACAAAAATATATTTGAAAAGGTTATTAAATTTTTACAAAATATTTATAAACGAATATTTGGAATATTCAAAAATTAAGATTACCTTTGTAAAAGAAAAAAAAGAATGAAATTTGATATATTAAAAACAAGACGGGGGAAACTTTCAGAAAAACTAAATAATGAGATTCAAAAACCCAAACCAAACATTGAAAATGTTTTAAGAATCATAGATGATTATGAAAAAAATAACTTGGAAACTATAGATAAATTAAAGAAAGAAAAGTTATTTGAAACAAAAAGAATAAGTGGTGCGCTTAAACAAACAATAAATGCACATTCAAATATAACAAAAGAATTAATTGGGAGTGCAACTAAAAGAATAATGGGTGCGTTAAAATCAAATGATTTAACTCAATCCCAAAAAATTTGTAAAAAAATTAGTAGTATTTATCATACTTTTATAAATATAATTATATTTATAATTAAACTAGAGTTTATGAAAACAAATAAAGATAAAATATCTGTAACTATTTCAAATAAAAATAATGAGTTATTAAATAACTTATCTATTAATAAATCTAAATTAATAGATAAGTTATTAGATAATTATTTCAAAAAGATTGATTAATTATGGGTTGTATTATTGAAAATATATCAATAGAAAATAACTATAACGTTATTTATGGTTTGTTAGAACCAAACACACATGAGATTAAATATATTGGTAAAACAATTAATTTAAAAGAAAGAGTTAGGAAACATTTACAACCGTCAAAATTGGTTAAAAAGAATTATAAAAACAATTGGTTAAATAAATTAATTAAAAATAACGAGAGACCAATTGTTGTTGTTCTAGAAAATTGTTCAAGTGAAGAAAACTTAAATGATGCAGAGATTAAATGGATTTCTCACTACTTGGATATAGGTTGTAGTTTAACAAATGCAACTATAGGTGGTGATGGTGGTAAAATGTTACCCGAATCGATTACCAAAATGAAGATGACCAAAAAAGAAAACCCTCAAACACCGTACTGGTTAAATAAAGTTTTTAGTGAAACACATCGAAATAATATATCGTGTGGGAAAAAAGGTTATACACCAACAATTGAAACTCGTAATAAATTGTCAGAATCACACAAGGGTTTAAATATTTGGAGTAAGGGTAAACAATTAAGTTTAGAAATTAAAGAAAAAATGAGTATGAGTAAGTCTGGTAAACCAAAAAATTTAACTCCAGTTTATCAATTATCATTAAATAACGAAATAATAAAGGAATGGGGTAACCCATACGAAGCCGAGCAATTTCTATCAATAAGTCGAGGAAAAATAAATTCTGTTTGTAATGGAAAAAGAAAAACGACTGGTGGTTTTAAATGGGTTTATATCAAAGACTATAAGGATGGCGATGAAAATTAAAATAAAAAAAATAATACCAATAACTTCAGTGTTGATTGGTTCAGCAACAAAAAGAATACATGGTGCTCTTTTAAGTAATGGTTCAAAACATAATCACTATCTAAGGGTTCACAAAGCAACATTAATGCTAATAACAATGGTTTTAATAGTGGCAAGTGTATTTGTGGTATTAATAAAATAAAGTTTTAAATTAAATGACAAAATTAACAGCTATCTTTAAAGAAAATTGGGGTTCAATATTATTTTCATATTTCCTTTTTTCGATGCAATCCATTTTTATATTGATTTACCCAAAAGTTTTAGGTGAATCAATTGACCACTTGATAGCTAAAGATTATTCTTTTATGTTTTATCTGGTTTTAACTTTTTTTGGTATGATGATTTTTAATTATTTTAGTAGAGTTTATGATACTATAGTTTTCTCTAGAATATATAGACGTTTTGCTTCTATTGAAACTAGTAAACAGTTTGATAATAATATTGAAACAACTAAAATTAATGGTAGATTAACATTAATGTCTAGTATTGTTAACTTTTTTGAACGAGATATGGTTAGTATACTTAACGCTGCTTTTGGTCTAATTGGTTCAATTTATTTTATATCTTTAGTTGACGCAACATTAGTACCTTATTTAATTTTTAGTGGTGTATTAACGTTAATAATTAGTTATTATTTTTCACCAAAAATAGCGTTAATAACTAAAGATTCGAATGATATATCTGAAGAACAAACTGACATCATCAACCAACGAAAAATATCATTAGTAAATAATTTGTTAAGAAGAAAACAATCATTATCTGTTAAATTGTCTAATCTAGATGCTAAATTCTTTTTTCTTATTCAATTTATTGCTTATGGAACAGTGACAGCTCTATTAACATATTATGTAGTATTCAATAATGTAAGTGTGGGTAGCGTATTCTCAACTTATAGGTATCTTTTTGACTTTGTGGTTTCTGTGTCGATACTACCACACATAATAATATCATTTATTAACATTAAAGACGTAATTAAACGTTTAGAAACAGAAAATTAGAATTATGGAAAATATAAATAAATTATCGGTATTTGATTTTGATGGAACGTTGGTTGTAAAATAAATTTGATTTTGAGAAATATTGTGATATTTATTAATAAAACAATATTATGGAAAAAAAGATTTGTCAAATTTATAAAATAGTTTCGCCATCTGGTAGAATTTATATCGGTAAAACGAGTAATTTAAAATTAAGACTTGATTATTATAGACGTTTAAAATGTAAAAAACAACCATTAATATATTACTCATTATTAAAATATGGTTTTAGCGGTCATAGTTTTGATGTTATATACGAAGGTGAACATTCGTTAAATGAAATAAATGAAATTGAAATCAATTATATAAATGAATATAATTCTTTTCATGGTAATAATGAAAACGGAATGAATTTAACATTAGGTGGTGATGGTGGTTTTGGTGTTATTTATTCAGAGGAACGTAAACAAAAAATAAGAGAAGCAAATAAAAATAGAGTTTATAACCCACATTCAGAAGAAACAAAAAAATTAATTTCTGAAAATAGAAAAAAAACTGGTAAAACTTTAGCTCACCAGAAAGCTATTGATAACCTTAGAGGTAAAAAAATAATTAAATCTGAAGAATGGGTTAAAAATAATGCTGAAAGTATTAAAAAACCTATTTTACAATACGATTTAAATAACAATTTTATTAAAGAATGGAAAAGTGCACAAGATGTTGAGAATGAACTTGGGTTGTCTAGAAAAAACATTAGTGCAAATTTAAGAAATAAAACAAAACACGCTTATAAATACATTTGGAAATATAAAAACTAATATTATGGAAAAAAAAATAACTAGACTAGCTGTTTTCGATTTTGACGGCACTTTATTAATGACACCTCTTCCAGAATTTGGTAAAAAAGAATACCAAGAAAAAACTGGAAAGGTTTGGCCTTTCCCTGGATGGTGGGGACAACCTTTGAGCTTAGATATGGATATCTTTGATATGCCAACGGTGCCAATGGTTACTTCAGCATATAAGAAAGAGAAAGTTAACGCAAACACATGTATGGTTATGTTGACTGGTCGAATAGTGAAGCTAGGTGACTTGGTAAAGAAAATCTTAGACGCAAAAGGGTTAATATTCGATGAGTACCATTTCAACAGAGGTGGTAGTACTGATGTTGCTAAAATAAAAACAATGGAATCATTGTTAGAAAAATATGCTAACGTAAATGAATTAGAAGCTTGGGATGACCGTAAGGAGCATATCCCAATATTTCAAGAATTTGGTGATAAGTTGGTTAAAGCTGGTCGATTAACGAGTTTTAAAATTAATTTAGTTCCAGCACATAGACATTAATAAAAAGAGATTAATATTGGTCTCTTTTTATATTTCTATTAGTATAACTACAAAGTGGTTGTAGATTGGTGTAGTGATTAAGTTTAATAACGTCTTCTTCACACATTGCTGAACTAAGTGGTAGTATATGGTCAATATCCCAAGCAGTATTAATTTCTTTGGGTACCCCATTCCAATTACCACGATTTTTCCAATTCATCCATTGTTCAAACTTAGATTCGATATGGGTTTTAAATTCTTCATAAGAACACCCAAGTATTTCATACGACCTAGATTTTCTATAAAAACCTTTTTTCTTTAAACTTTGATTTATTGATGCGGAAACACATCTCTTTAGTTTATAAAGAATATCAGTACTCATCATTTTCTTTACATAACCATATTTAGCTTTTTTATGTTTTTCTGGGTTTTCTAACCCCCATAATTTCTTTTTTAAATTTAATTTTTCTTTATTTTTAATAGCATATTCTTTATCTTTTTTTTTCTTTTTTTCTTTATCTAATTTTTCGTATTTATTTTTATTAATGATTAAACGTTCTTCATCACTTAAAGCATTATATCTAGCTTTTTGTTGTTTTGATATTCTTAATTTATTTTTTTTACGATATTCCATATCGTAAAGTCTTTTAGCTTCTTTTTTTTCTTCTAGTGTCATAATTTATATTTATTATAAATATCCACATATTTTTAAAAAGACGATAGAATTGAACATTATTATTTGGATATATAAAAAATTAATAGTACCTTTGTAATATGAAAGAATATATTTTATGCGCAGCCAATCATTATGATGATGGTAAAGAGATGGTTCATGGACCAAAAAACATTGAAAGTGGATTTGTAATTTGTGGTAGAAGACACCATAACTGTATTAGCATGTTTGCTGAAATGGTTGGGTTTCCATATGATGAAAACGCACATGCTTTGATGCGAACTGAAAGACAAGGGTTCTTAACCAATACTGATAGATTTGTTGAACGTGAAGAAGCGGCACAAATCGCTTTTGAGGCTGGGCAAATAACACAACACAAAATAGTGTTGTTCTCTGAAGACTTATATTAATGATAGACAAAAAAATCATAGATAAACTAATTGAACGTGATGGAAAATACGATTTCATCAAATTGGTTCAGTTTATGGTGGGTTCTGAATTTGTTTATAAAGATAGAAAACTTAGAGGACCTTTGGCCATTGCTACGCTTAATGGTGTATTGTTGGATATGTCGGTGATTAATAGATACCATGACAAGTTGGTTTACTTCATATTGCTTCACGAAACTGCACACATGAAACGTATTAGTAGAATGGGTAAAGACTTGATGTTAGCTAATTTATCAATAGAAGACTTTAATGAATTCACAGCACATATCTTTGAAGAAGAAATTTTTGCAGACAGATACGCATGTAGATTGTTCTACCACTTCAACAAGGAAATCTACCCATGGTATGAAACACAACAATTAAACCTAAAATATAAACAAGAACAGTATGGGCCAATGGCTAGAATGTATTACGGGAAAATACAAAATAACGAAGAAAAGTACAATGAGATGATTAATGATTTCATTGTCGATTAATAAAAAAGAATGATTAAAATAAACGATATATTAGAAGGAAGACTAAGCATGAACGCTAGTGGGTCCGCATATTTGGTGAGTGAGAATTTACCAAAAGACATTTATGTCCATAAAACCAACACTAACCATGCGTTGCATTTGGATAAGGTAAAGATTGAAGTAATGGCTGGTCAAGGTCGTACACTTGAGGGTAAAGTAATTGAGGTGGTTGAACGCTTTAGAACTGAGTTTGTTGGTGTAATCCAAATAAACCCTAAATTTGCTTTCTTTGTTCCAGATAGCAACAAACTACCTATTGACTTTTTTATTCCATTAAACAAGACAATGGGTGCTACAGAAGGCCAAAAAGTAATTGCAAGTATAACTGAATGGAAAGAAGGTGCTAAAAACCCTAACGGTGAAGTTATAAGAATTATAGGTAATGCTGGTGAACACGAAACTGAGATACATAGTATTTTAGAAGAATATGGTTTACCTTACGATTTTGAAACAGATGTAATCATGGAGGCCAATTTAATTTCCACAGAAATCACACAAGAAGAAATTGATAAACGTAGAGATATGCGTGATATACTTACCTTCACAATTGACCCAGCTGACGCCAAAGACTTTGACGATGCGTTGAGTGTGGAATGGGTTGACGGTGAGTTGTATGTTGGTGTTCATATTGCCGATGTATCACATTACTTACGTCCAGATACCGAATTGGATAAAGAAGCTTTTGCCAGAGGTACAAGTGTTTACTTAGTTGATAGATGTGTCCCTATGCTTCCAGAGAACTTATCTAACGGTTTGTGTTCGTTAAGACCTAACGAAGATAAATTATGTTTTTCTGCTATTTTTAAGTTAGACCACAATGGTCATGTGTTAGAAGAATGGTTTGGTAGAACCGTAATTAATTCTGACCACAGATTTACCTACGAAGAAGCACAAGCTATCATTGAATTAGATAAGCTACCTAAAGACGATGTTGAGGGTAGAACCAAAATACTATTGGAAGACACTGGTTTAAGGTTATTAGGTTGGGACCCAGCTAGAAAACTAGCCGATGCTGTATTGGCGTTGAACAAGATAGCTAAAAAGATGCGTAAAGTTCGTTTGATAAAAGGTTCTTTATCATTTGATAAACAAGAGGTCAAATTCAAATTGGATGAGAATAGTAAACCAACTGGGATTATATTCAAGGTTGCCAAAGACTCAAACAAACTTATTGAAGAATACATGTTGTTAGCGAATAAACACGTAGCTCAGTTCATCAACACGAAAGGTTTACCCAACGTGAATAGAGCACACGATAAACCTAACGAAGAAAAGTTAGCAGCGTTAAAAGACTTTATTGTTCAGTTTGGTTACGATATTAAAATCGATACACCAGAAGAAACTACAAAAACACTTAACAAATTGTTAACGGATGTGCGTGGTACTGCTGAAGAAGATATGGTTAATAACTTAGTTGTTAGGACAATGCAAAAAGCAAACTATACGACAAAAAACATTGGTCACTATGGTTTAGGTTTTGCTAACTATTCACACTTTACTAGTCCAATCAGACGTTACAGTGATATATTAGTTCATAGATTGTTAGCTTTGTATTTGGATGAGAACAAGAAAACAACACCTAAGTTAGAGAAGTTAGAAACTAGATGTATTCATTTATCTGAAAGAGAAAAGAAAGCACAGAAAGCTGAACGTGACTCAATCAAATTCATGCAATGTATTTACATGAGTGAACACATAGGTAAAGTATTTGAAGGTATCGTTACATCAGTTGCTGAGTATGGTGTTTTCGTTGAAATACTTGAGAACAAATGCGAAGGACTTATTAAGTTATCTGAAATTTCTGGTGATACATATCAAGTTGATATGAGTAACTATTGTGTTAAAGGGTATAACACAGGTGATAAGATTCGTTTGGGTGATATGGTTCACGTTGTAGTTTCTAGTGTAGATATCGATAAAAAGAATATTAATTTAACAATGATTCGATTATAGTATTGATTTACACCAAAAAAAAGATTACACTGGTAAAAAATTAATACCATGACTGACGAAAAATTAATTACAGATTTCCTAGAAAAAAACTACAGAGTAATTGCTAATGATACTTATTTTAAAGTAGCCGAGATAGATAGTTATAAACGTATAACGCTGAGTGAATTTTTGGATACGTTTAAAACTATCTTTGGTGATTTTACAACACTTGATAATGAAACTAGTATTGAGCTATTTCAGAAATGGTTTAGCTTTCATAAGCGTATATTAACAAAAAAACTTACAGAGTATTTAGAGACATTAGATATGTCTGAGGGTAGTGTTAAACTACTTTTTAAAGCTGTTAATAGATTTAGTCATGGGAATGATAAAGATTTATATAATGGTGAGTTCATCGAGAACTATTTCAATGATTACTACAAAGAAACAGTGATTGACCCACAATTGAAAAAAATATTAAAAAGTTTTCATGTTGAAGCTGGTAGCCAAGCTTTAGTAGAAACAATCTCTGAGAAACTTACTTTTGAAACACCAAAAATTTATCAATATGCTTTGGACCATTTAAACGAGTGGTACGCCAATACTGTTATTGGTGATAAGATGAAAGACTTTTTAACTCAATTAGTTATCACTTTAGGTTCTAGAAATTGGGTAGTTACTTGGATTGGTCATGGACCTTTGAGTAGAGAAAAATTATTGAGTCAGTTCAAGAATGAGAACGAATATCACCATAAATTTATTGTTAAGATGTATGACGAGTGGTATGAAACTGCTGTGATTGACGCATCTGAAAGAACACTAATGAGAAACAATTATGGGAACACTTTTCCGACTGTTAATATCCCATCAAATTTTTAAATTTTCATAAAAGCTTGGTTTATTGAATTTTATTTCGTACCTTTGTATAACAAATACGAAAAATATGAAAAATGTGAAAACAATTTTGATGTTAATAGTCCTAGGTTTTATCGTATTAACATCATTTACAAAAACTACAAAACATACTTTTGTCAAAGCGACATGGTATGACATGCATGGAAGAATAAGTGCTTCTGGTGTTAGTATGCACCGAGATTCAGCTACCTGTGCTTACAACTCTTTACCCTTGGGTACTAAATTATTAATAACCAACACTCAAAACAATAAACAAACCGTGTCGATTATTACTGATAGAATGGGTAATAAAAAACCAATGATAATTGATTTGAGTTACAAAGCTTTTGGTAATATTGCCAATCATAAGACAGGTGTTATAAATGCTAAAATTCAAATTATCTATATATTTATTAATGTGGATACAAAAATAAATAAAACAAACGAAATTCATTTAAGAATCACAGATTCTATTAAAACTGAATTGCAGCAATATTGTTTGGAAAACAATATTGGTATGTCTAAATTAATTACTAAACTGATTCTAAAAGAATTAGAAAATAAATAATGATTAGAACCTCTAAACATATTATCTCAAATGCTAATCAAGGGAAGCTTGCTTCCCTTGACCAAGTATTTATTGATTATAAACATGATTTAGAAATATATATTAATTATATCATAGAAGGTATATTACCCCTTAAACCTAATTTATCTAGCAAATTACTCCCTACAGAAGTAATAAAACATAGTAGATATAAACAAATAATTTATAAACAAGCATCAGAAATTATAAGAAGTCAATTAGATAAATCAAAGAAAAAAAGATATTCATCATATAAAAAAATATATACATATATGATGAAGAATCATCCTGATTCTTCATTCTGTAAAACTAAATTTTCTGACCTATCATTAAATAATATATTAAAAACTAAATATTTCACTAAACCTAATCTAAATAATGTTAGTATTAATTTAGATGAAAGATTTTTTAACATACAAAATGGGAACCATTTTGATAAGTTTGTTAATCTTAAATTACCTTATTTTAATGAAAAGGGCGCTCGTGCCCTACAAATAAATATTCCATTTAATTATCATAAACATTCGTTATCATTTAAACATAATACGTTTAAATTAAGAAATAATATACAAATTAAGAAGGTAAAAAATAATTATTATATTGCGTTAATTTGGGAAAAAGAGATTGATATTAAAACCAATGGCAAAGCCATTGGAATTGATATGGGTTATAAAAAATTAATTGTTACATCTGATAATCAGTTTATTAATGGTGATTTAAGTGATATATATTCTAAAATAAGCAGATGTAAACAAGGTAGTAATGGATTTAAACGAAGTTTAAATCATAGAGATAATGAAATAAATAGGTTATGTAATTTAATTAACATCGAAGATGTTAATAATATAATCATAGAAGATTTAGTATCAGTTAAAACTGGTAAAAAATATTTTACAAATAAAATACAAAGATGGTCTTATGTCAAGACCATTGATAAAATAAATAGAATATGTGAGGATAACGGTATTATGCTGGTGAAGGTTTCACCAGCATATACCTCACAAACATGTTCTAGTTGTGGTGTTGTAGATAAGAAGTCTCGCCAAGGCGAGAACTTCAAATGTACAAGTTGTGAATATGAAATAGATGCTGATTATAATGCAAGTATTAATATTTATGATAGAGGGATTTATAGTTTCTCTAACTAAAAAAATTCATTATTTTTCATAATAATGGGTAACTATTGAAGAAATAATATATAAACTCATAATTTGGAGTTGTAATTTATTTGTAGTACCTTTGTATCAACTTTAAAATTATATGAATGAAATTTTTAGACAAACTTAAAAACATTTTCTTGTATTTTGGAAAATACAAAACACATTCAGAAGGTGTGATTATCGCTTGTTATTACAACCCAAGAAACAATCCTTACAGATTAATTGCATTCAACAAATTTTACAAATCAATCAAACACCTTAACCACAGGATAGTGGAATGTGTTATTGGTGATTCAGAAGCACAATTGCCTCAAACAGAATTTATCACTAGAGTTTCAACAAACACCACTTTATGGCATAAAGAATCGCTATTGAATGGTCTTATATCTAAATTACCTACAAATTTTAAATATGTTTTTTGGGTAGATGCAGATGTAATATTCACCAATAAAAATTGGATGGTTGATGCAGTAGCTGAATTACAACCATCTAAAAACAGAATGGTTCAGTTATTTGAATATTGTATTCATTTGGGCCAAGATGAAACTAAACCTAGTTTTGCTGTTGAATATGAACGTCCAGTTGTTGATGAACCAAAAAGAAGACACCCTAAAATGTGGAGAAGCTTCGGTGCTAATTTTGCAACTACTAATTATTCAGATGATGAAAATTATGACCGTCATGGTCATGTTGGTTTTGCTTGGGGTGTAAGACGTAGTGTTGTGGATGCTATGCCATTGTATGACAAAGCACTTATTGGTGGGGCCGACCATATTATGGCACATGCGGCTGCTGGTCATGTTAACCATAAATGTATCTGTAAGTCATTTACTGATGATATCTATGCGATAAGTGTATGGTCAGAACAGTTTAGAAGAGTTGTTGGGCAAAGAATTGGTTATGTTAAAGGTGATTTGTATCACATTTGGCATGGTGATGTTGCTAAACGCCAATATTTAAAACGTATACAAGACTTTACATCAACAGCAAAAGAAATCACTGAGAAGGATGAGAATGGTTTGTATGTTACTGACAAAGATGAATATGTAAAACAATATATGGAACACCGTGAGAACACTGGTGGTACTGAAACGCATGTTCAAGAACCTGTGGTTAAAAAAGTAGTTCATGTGATGAAGAAAAACAAATTACCTAAAAATAAACCAACCAAAAAACAAATTGAATCTAAGCGTATTGAGTTGAGAAACCAATACCCTAATAATGATGATTCATTCATTGAATCAATGTTGATTGGTTATATGACTGACTCTACTTTGATTGGTGGTATGATGGGTGGAAACCTTATGGGTGCTGCTATCGGTGATATGTTAAATACTACCGACCAAGTTTTTGATAGTGGTTTCGGTGGCGGTGCTGGTAGTTCATGGGAAGACGACAAAAACGCAGAAAACTTTTCATAATGACTATTACTGCACTGTCTGACACACATAACCAACACAACAATATTCCCAGCAAATATTTAGCTGGGGGTGTATTTTTGAACGCTAGCGTTTTGAATGCTAGATATGTAATGAGTAATTTACCACATGAAATTGAAATAACAAAATAATATGATTGATAGAATTAAAAAACACATTATTGATAGAATTAAAAAACACATTATTGAACGAGATGCTATTATAGTTGAATTAAAAACTATTATGGGTCATTGTGATGATAGCCCAATTAACTTGGATTTCATCGACAAAAAATGGTTGGTAAATGATGATGAACTCCATCTTCAAGTTGATGATGAAGATTTAGAAGATAACTATTATGGTTATGAGATTTCATCTATGGGAGCCAAAGGTGAAGATTTCTTCATGGGTGATAAAGATGGTTACACCTATGTGATGGGACATACTGGTGATTGGGAACAAACGCAAGTGTTTATATTGACAACAAAAAACAAAGTTGAATATGAGTAATAAAAAACAACAGATGAAAAAGAAATATTAACCTGTGAGTGTCACTCAACCGACCATCAAGTTATAATTCTTTATAGTGAAGATGAATTAGATAATGGTAGCAAATATCCAATGTGTTATTTCCGTATTCATTTAAACAAAAAACCATTTTGGTAAAGAGTTAAATACGGAATCAAATATATTTTTGGGTATAAATGCAACTATGGTGCATTTGATGAATTTATCTTTAACCCAAAAGATGCGAACAAATTACAAGAATTAGTAGATTACTTAAATAAATAAATATGACTAGTAGAGACTTCGCATTCTGGCTTCAAGGTTTCTTTGAAGTAGCTAACCCAATTACTATCGGTAGCAAAGAAACCGATATGATTAAAAAACACTTGAACCTTGTGTTTAAGCATGAGATTGACCCAAGCATGGGTGGTCCAGAACATCAAGCTGAATTAAATGAAATTCATAAACCACAATTTCCTATGAGGGACAGTGATGGTTCAGTTTTAAGGTGTTAAATAAAAAACAAAAAAAATGATACAAAATACTTGCATTTTTAAAAAAGAGTTAGTACCTTTGTATCATATTAATCACATATAGAAAGACAAACAAGTAATAAGTTAGTTACAATACTACAAGAGGTGTTATGTTTGTTAAGTAAGATAAGTTGTAAACTTAACTGTAGAAAGAATGTAAGTCTCATAAGGTAATTTGAGCAAAGTTTTATAAGGGTGTTAAGCTAGGCGGTGTATGAGGGTTTGGGCTCATATAACTTATACATTCTTGGTGATATGTGATTTATTAAAATATTTGTTCAAAGTCAACAAGTAGTGTTAACCACACTGATACCAGTAAGGTCTGGTGCGTGATATTAGGCTTAGCAGCTGAGATGTAATCAAAACTTATGAACTTGGTATGTTCAGACACTATAGTCAAACACAAATGGCGTTTGTTGATTAGAGGTAGCACTTAGTCGGCTAGACCGAAAATAGTAGGGAGTACGAGTTCCTAAAGAGGTGAAATATCCTCGTGCATGTACGCTACTCATCGTGTTGTGACGATGGCAAATATTAGACAAGTGGTGGAAAAACTGAGCTGGCTTCGTAGGGAGCGGTGGTTCTAGGAGAATCTTAAATCAGTAGACACAATAACGGCTGGAGGTGTGGGCAAATCTCATTAAATACCCAATCCGAGCGTGGCTAGCTTGGCGGTGCTGGTTCAAATCCAGTCTTGTCTACAAAAACCGTTCGGGAGGAAGAATGATTGGATTTTCTTTTGTTTAACGTGTTAGCTTAAAATTGGAGAGGTGTACAACTCAAAGAGGAGGTTACTAACATTTAGAAAGAAAGTTATTCGCTGAGGGCATGACCTAGAGATTGCGGGTTCGAGTCCCGTTCTCCCCACAAAACCTATAATGACACAATAGAATAGGTTGTGTACTGATAGAGATGCAGTTACGATTTTTTAATTGTAAATATCTTGACAACTAGGAAAGACTAGTGAATTGGTTAGCTTGGATAGAAGGTCGGTTCGACTCCGAAGGAAGGTGTTGGCACGGGTAGCTCCCTGTAGAGAGGTTCGAGTCCTCTCCTAATCACAAATCAACAGCATCTTGGGGAGATTTGTATCTTATTTCCTCTTGACGAAAACCAATAACACGGGGTACGCTTTCAGTGTGAGGCAACTAGTCGGTAGAAACATGATGGTCTGGATTTGAACGAAACATCTCTTGTGGGGGTTTGGTTGGTGAGAAAGCTTAACGGCTTTGAAGGTACTTAACTGGCTAAGAACATCAAACAAGAGGAGCCAGAGAGTTTTACGTTGACGAGGTTTACAAAGGCAAAGCTTGTTTTCGGTGATGTGTGACAGAACCGATGGTAGAAGGGAAAACCTCTGACGACTAGGAAAGACTAGTAATTTGCGAGAGTGGCGAAGTGGTAAACGCTAAGGTCTTTAGCCCGAAGTACAAGGGAACAACTAGGGACTGGGTGTCGGTGGTTCGAGTCCACCCTCTCGCACAAAATTGGGGAATAGCAACATGAAGGTCGGCAAACTTTCAGACGGTTATAATCCTTTCTATCACGTTTAGCTTTGCCGAGCGACATAGTGATAGTTGATTCATTAGTAGAGTGGGCACTATGGCGGGATTTTAGCCCGCAGACGCTGGTTCGAATCCAGTATGAGTTTCTAGGTTATATTATTAAAGCGACATTGATGTGAGTAATCATGTGAGGCACACATAAAACAGTACCAATGAAAACATTGTGGTGATAGACCACCATGTAGTATAACCACATATATCGTTAGTTCAATGGTAGAATACCGAAATGGGAACACATCGGAAGATGCAGTACCAATCGCTTGCGGTGACATAGGTTCGATTCCTATACGATGTACAACTAATTAATAAAAATTATGATTACTGAAATTGAGTATAAAAAAGCTTTGAAAATTGTTGCTGATTATCGAAAACAAATAAAAGACGCTAAACCTAAAGAATGTAAACACTACAATACAGATTGGAACGTTGAAGAGCAAAGATTTATTTGCCCAGATTGTGGAAATAAATGTTCTCACCCCTTATTAATCGGACTTTTTTAATTTCACTAGTACTAAGGTACAAAATTCTTCTTTATCTTTGCTCTGCGAGGAACAAACGAAGGTGAATATTATACCGAAGTTTGTAAAATGTGCCAGCGCTGGTCATTTTTACTTAAAATAAGATTTTGTAATAAAACTTTAATGCCTTATAAATTTGAAATATTACTAGAGACAACGCATTCACCTAATATAATTTTTAATACTGAAATTGAAAATAAACAAATTTTTAAACCATCAAAATATAAACCTTTAAATAAATTTAGTGGGTGGAATGAATGTTTTAACGTAAATATCGCAGAAAATTTGATAGAACTAATAACGAAAAAAATAAAACATGGCAAATAAAAAAATTTGTACCAATAAGAAAGCATACTTTGAGTATTTCATTCTAGAGAAACACACTGCTGGTATCCAACTACAAGGTTCAGAAGTTAAAGAAAATTAATTTAATTGTTTATTACAATAGTTTAAAATTTCTGGTTTATCTTTTATATAATAACACTCACCCATACCATGGAATTTTATAGTCGGGGTGTATTTAATTTTTTTAAAATACCTGTGTAACGCTTTTTCTATGTTAAACACTAATTCTGGTTCAGCTTCATGTGTTAATATTATATCATATTTATAAGGCATATGTTTATTACTAGGGTATCTTCCTTTTAAGTTGTTTATTGTTATACCTATTTTAATGAATTCTTCAGTATCATTATAACATTTAATAATATATAACATTGGTTTAGCCTTTATGTTTTTAGATATAATATTTTTCCAACTTGATAGTGAAAAACTATGTGAATTATTAATTGCTTTTTTAGACACCGTTATATAACCACATTTACGGCAACCACAACCTTTTAAATGCATATTAGGTGTTTGTTCAAAGTCACCATGTATTGGACAAATAATTGTGATATTAACTTTACTATTTAAATAAATAATTTTAGAATAATTATATTTATCGCTATGAACTTTTTCGGCTTTTAATATGAACTCATTATTTGATGTGGTTCTATCCTCATTAAAACACTTCCAACAACCAACACCACTAATATGAGAACTTGGTGTTTGTTCAAATTTATCATGTATTGGGCAAATTATTTTAATTTTTTCATAACAATTTTTATAATCTACCAATGAATAATTAAATTTATTTTTATGAACTATATTACATTTATTAATAAATTCTTCATTAGTTAAACCTTTTCCAGAACATTTAATACAACCATTACCTTTTAAATGGTTATGTACTAATTGTTCAAAAACACCATGTTCAGAACAAATTATTTTAACGTTAGTTCTTTTATTAATATAGTTAACTTTTGAATAATCATATTTATCACCATGTATTAATTTAGCTTTTGAAATAAAATTTTCAGTTTTATTTTCCATTTTTTAAAGTGTTAAAATGTTCAATTAATAACCATTCGAAGAATTTACTCTTATTATTAATTACATCTAAATGAATTATTAATTCATTAGGAATCTGGATACTTATGGTTTGTTTTCTCTCTTTTGGTGATAATTTGTCTTTTTTCATAATATTTTGTTTGTATACATATAAATATCATGAAACAATGAAAACGGTGAAAAAACCGTAAAATAATTAAATTATTTTACTTTTTGTTAATATAATTTTTTAAAAGACTAACTAATAACTGAGTACGGTTATAATTACCTTCTTTTACTTTTTTAATTAACTCTGTTGGAAGGGTGATGTTGAGTTTAGTTGTATCTGTTTTCATAAATATAAATATAGTTATAAAAATTAAATAAGTAAATAAATTGTATAATTAGAAATTATTTAGTACCTTTGTATATTATGAAAGTTATTTTAACTAATCGCAAAGCGAGATTTGAGTATGAGATTATCGAAACTTTTGTATCGGGAATCGTCTTGGTTGGGTCTGAGGTAAAGAGTATCAAGGCTGGTAAGGTTTCTATTGTTGAGGCTTATTGTTTCATCTCCAATGGTGAGTTGTTTATCAAAGGCATGCACATTGCTGAACATAAAGAAGGTGGTAAACATAACAATCATTTGCCGCTAAGAGATAGAAAGCTTCTTATGAATAAAAAAGAAATCTTTAAGTTAGATAAAAGTTTATCACAAAAGGGCTTGACTATTGTACCTATTGAAGTTATAATATCGAACACTGGGTTCGTCAAGGTTAACATTGGTTTGGGTAAAGGTAAACACTTATACGATAAAAAACAGTCCATCAAAGAAAAAGACTTAAAAAGAGATTTAGAAAGAAACACTGATTAATATTTTTTAAAACCAAATATATTCATTACCTTTACATAACATTAACTAAAAATATAAATTACTTATGAAGCAATTAAAAATTTCACACAAACTTACAAACAGAGAAAATGAATCTTTCAAACAATACTTGAAAGAAATTGGAGAGGTTGCTATCTTTTCAACACCAGAAGAAGAATACGCTGTTGCTGAAAGAGCAAGTTTGGGTGACCAAAAAGCTATCGCTGAACTAATTGAACGAAACTTACGTTTTGTTGTTTCTGTGGCTAAACAATACGTTAGTGATGGTATTCCATTGGAAGACCTTGTAAATGAGGGTAATATTGGGTTGGTAATAGCTGCTGAGAAGTTTACACCAACTATGGGTTATAAATTCATTTCATACGCTGTATGGTGGATTAGAAAGATTATCTTAGAACACATCGCTAAGAATGGTAAGATGGTTCGTATCCCAGCAAACAAGTTGAATAGCTTATCTAAGTTGAATAAAAAGATTGCTGAACTTGAACAAATAAAAGGTCGTAAAGTAGATGTTCAAGAAGTAATGGAAGAATTTGGTAACGAAATAAACGATGAAGATTTCATGTTCTTAGATGTATTAAGCACATATAATATGGATTCATTGGACCGTCAAGTTGGTAACGATGAGGGTGGTTCAGTGTTAGGTGAATTAATTGCTGATAATTCATTTAAAGCAACTGACCATCTATTGAATGATTCAAATATAACTAACGAAATCAATACAATTCTTGGTATTTTGTCTTTAAGAGATAGAGAAATTATGGAATGTTTATTTGGGTTAAATGGTAATAGTCCTATGACTCTCAATGAAGTTGGTGATAGAATGGGTATAACTCGTGAAAGAGCACGTCAAGTTCGTGAAAAATCACTTAAATTATTAAGAATAAACCCTAGAGTTCTTTTAGCTTACAATGAACTTGGTTAATACTGAAGAAGATATTTTTAATGTGATGCTTGTCAAAAAATATATTGACAAGCATTATGTTGTTTATAGAATTTATGCTGATAGAGCTAAAGAAAAACGTTTTCCTTTGGCACATGACTTTAGTATCAAAGAAATAGAATCAGATAAAAATACTGACCTTTGGGGTGTAGAGTTACGGTTACGTAAAATTTTTTGTGTTGATTTTAAAATAATAAACCAAGCATTTAAAGAAGTAGTTATGCTACAGATAGAGAAAGACTTTGAAAAACAAATTAAACTAAAATTTTTCTGATGGAAAAAATTATAATGAACTATCTAGATAAAAATTACAGGTTTTCTTTATCAACATTGTCATCATATAAGTTATACGATAAAATAAACAAAATCGACATTTCAATTACGTCAATTTGGGGTGATAGTGAAACTATATTTGGAATATCTAAAGAAACCTTTCTACCAATTTGGGATAAATGGGCTGATATTAAAATAACTGACTTAAATAATAGAATAACCGATATACGATATAAACTATACGAGTTAAACGGTACTGATTTTGAGATAACATCAAAAGATATCAATATGATATTAAACATAGAAATGATATAGTTAAGTACACATTTGTGTACATAGACATATGTTTTATTGATTTTTATTAGTTTTAGAGATATTTATTATAAAAGAATTGAGATATGAAAAAATCATTTATAAAAGACATGCTTAGAGAATCTTTGTTTAGCAAAATAAAAGAAGCGAACAAAGAAGGTGGTGAAGAAGATACCGAAAAAGAAGGTGGTGATGGTCAATTCAGTGAGTTGAACCAAGACGAAAAGAAAAAAGTTCAAACGCTAACAAAAAAAATTAAAAACGCAACGCAAGGTGCTGGTAAACTTTTAAAGTTATCTCAAGTAATGGATGCTGCGGGTGTGGGTAGTGCGGACAACGCAACCGACAGGTCAGCAATTGGTAAAGCAGTGTCTGGTAAGCCAGATGCCGATGGTAAGGTCAGACACTTGTCAGTAAAACAAGCGAACTCCATGGGTAAAGTTGTAGACAACCCAGTAGCTTTTAAATAATAAACACTGACCCAGAACTAGTTCTGGGTTTTTTTATATCCATACTTTTTTAATATCCAAATTATTTAACATTTATTTAGTTGACGGTGATTATCACCGCAGCCGACACCAACACGTAAACCCGAACACTCTATTGAGTATCAGGTCGCATGGCTCTTTATAATGTAGTTGGTAAGACCACAGGTTTTGTGAAAGTTCTACAAAGGTAATACAAATAATTTAATCATCCAAACAAATACTAAAAAAAAATAATTCCAGGAAATTCATAAAAATATTTGGTGGATTAAAATATTATATGTACCTTTGCATTATAATAATTAACACAAACCAAAAATGGAGAAATTAAAGATAGAGCAATAATATAAATAATATAAATAATATAAGTTATGGCAAAGACAATTGAAAAAATAGCAGATTTAGAGTACAATGAATTGGTTACTCTAGGTATTATCGAACAAAACAATGATTTAAGAGAAATCTTCACAGATGAAATTAAAGCACCGTTTACTATGTTGTATTCTCTGCAAAAAGAGGGTAAGTTAAATGAAGAAACCAAAGAATTGTTGGTTGGGTTGTTTGAAAACCTTATTCTTACAAGTAAAGATTTAATCAATAAGTATCAACGTTTAATGCAGTCACCACCAACACCACAAACTGAACCTATTGAGGTCGCAGAGGTGATTGAAGTTGAAGAAGTAGTTGAGCAAGTTGTGGAACCTATCAAGGTCATTGTCAAGGACAAAGTGTCCGAGAAGAAAGAAGCTTTGATTCCTAGAAGATATGGTAAAGAAAAGATTACCAAGGACATTGAAGCACAAGGTGGTGTTGCATCACCAGTTCAACGTGCTATGTTAAAGGGTAACACACTGAAGAATATCTATGTTAACCTTAATAATCGTCTTATTAAAGATTATTTTACAAAAAATGATACTTTAAACAACGAAGACTATCGAAAAATAACATCTGCAATCAAAATAATTGAACAGGTTATTAACCCAATAATAAAAAAAAGTTAAGAAATGATTTTATTTTTTTTAATTAATCTGTTATGATAACTACACATAGGTTGTGTGTTAGAAAAATGAAATAGTTTATATAACATATTTTCTGTTTTAGCTGATGATAATGGAACTATATGGTCAATATCCCATGTCTTATTTAATTGATATATATGTACCTTTGTATTAATTAAGTATTTAATCAGATTAATATTGTACTGATTAAATATTTGAAGAACATCTATGTCAATTTGTCCACTAGAGGTATCAAGGATATGGTTGGCGGTACTGACTCTTTGTCTGACGAAGATTGTCGTAAGATTGTATCAGCGATTACAACATTTGAAAGACAAATGGGTGATATTGTAAAAACAAAAGCAAAAAAGAAGTAATATGAAATACATTAAAACAAGAAATTTTTTATTCGGAACATCATTTGGTTTATGCCTTGCATGTTTGGATGAACCTAATTACATATATCCACTAATAATTGGTGGGTTAGCATTTGTATCATTTTTAATCAATTTAAAAGAAAAATAGTATGTAAGTATTTTTAGCACTAGCGGGATTGGGTGTAGCATTTGTCGGATTATCAATATTGTTTAATGGGTTTCCAAGTATCAATATTACAAGGCATTACCACACAAAAGAAAAAAAAAAGTCAAAAAAAGATGGTAATTAATTTGGTAGTATAGAAAATTATACATACCTTTGTAATCTAAATAATAAAAACTTAAAAATTTAAACGTATGACAAACACTAATGGTGAAAACAAGTTTGACAACCAATTCCTAATTAAATTAGGGCTGATTGGTTTAGGTATTATCTTTATCGTAGTATTCTTCTCTAACTTTGTATCGTTCTCTAATACGGAGATTGATTTGAGAAACACATTTGACCAAAAGATTGAGGAAAGAACTTCATTCTATGATAAAATGTACAAAGTAATTGCACAGAAAACACAGATTGCAGTCAAGAATGATGAATCATTCAGACAAAACATTAACATTATTATGGAAGGTCGTAAAGATGCACCACAAGTGTTTATGAAATGGATAACAGAATCTAACCCTAATTCAAATTATAGCGAAGTTAGTGCATTATATAAAGATTTATCTAGGTCAGTTGAAGCACAGCGTGAAGGTTTCTTTAATGAAGAAAAGGTTATTCAAGATGTTGTAAAACAACACAAGAACCATATACAAAAATTCCCTAATAGCTTCTATAATGTTTTTATGGGTAGACAAGCGTTGGTTTACAAACCGATTACATCTACACGTACAGATGAAGTTATGAGAACTGGCAAAGACGATAACATTAGTTTAGAACTATAATGATTTGGTACGCACTATTAATACCCATCTTAGCTGTAATAGTTGGATGGGTATTATTTAAAAAAGAAATTGTTTGGTGGGAGTTATTCATACCAACTGCGGGTTCAATCCTTTTCATATTGATTTCGTACTATTCAATGAAAAGCTATACGTTAAGTGATACCGAATACAATGGGTTCATCGTAACAGAAGCTAGATACTACGAAGCTTACGAAACTTGGGTCAAGAGAACGTGTAGTAGAACCTATACAACTGGTAGTGGTAAAACTAGAACAACGTACACAGTGTATTATGATTGTTCATATTGTGATTACACATCGGAAAGATACACAATTATAGATACAAAAGGTAACGAGATTGATATTAGTCTAGCCAAGTACAAATCGTTGATGAAGCAATGGCACGGTAAACCTAAATTTGTTGAGCTTAATCGAGATATAGATTATAGAGGTAGTTGTGGTAAAGATGGTGATATGTACTTCTTCGCATGGGATAAACAGACACATACGTCTGAAACAACAACCTATGAGAAATCGTTTACAAATATATTAAAAAGTAATCACTCTGCGTTTAACTACCCAGACATTACCGAAGAAGAAGCAAAAAAAGCTAGTCTATACGAGTACCCAGAAATTAATGGTTACAATTATCAAACATCAGTATTAGGGTTAGAGAATACCAAAATAAAAAATAAATGGGGGTTTACTAAAACGCTAGACCATATAAACGGTGCTTATGGTAGTCAGTATAAAGTAAAGGTATTTACACTATTCTTTAAGAGCAAAGACATAAACACAGCATTCTTGCAAGAAGCATATTGGGATGGTGGAAACCAGAACGAGATAGTTGTTTGTATTGGTGTTGATAAGAATGGTAAGTTTGAATGGGTCAAACCATTTTCATGGTGTGATAATAAAAGGGTGTTGATTGATATTCGTGAAGAATTGATGTCAGCTAAAAACCCAGATAGTAAATTATTCCACAAGACATACTATAATGCAATTAGAACACATTGGAAATATAAATCGTTTGAAGACTTTAATTATCTGTCATTTGAACCGACTAGTGGTCAATTGATATTTGTTTACTTATTAACGCTAATCATCTCTGTAGCAACGGTTTGGTGGTGTGTAACGAATAATGAAAAAGAATAAATGTAAAATAATTTAAAAATAATGGCACTATCGTTTGGTAGTGTCATTTTTTATTTCTACCTTTGTCATGTAATAATTAAAAAACCAAAAGTCATGTCAAAAAAAGTAGCAAAATTAGTAAGAGTATCTTTAGTAACAAGAGTAATTGTTGATGTAGATGCGACAGAACAAGAAATCATGGAACTTGCCGTACCAAAACTATCTGAAAACCTCATGGATGCACCATTTGAGAACTTGGAAGAAGTCGTTGATGATACCGAGTGTCCTTATGAGGGAGAATACCTAGACCTATATGGTAGTATTTCTGATAAACTTTGGAAAGTTTATGAGAAGAACATCATGAAAGTTTCAGTTGATGGGGTTAACTACCACGACAACGATTGTCGTATTGAACAAACTGACGACCACAATGTCAATATCCGTATTGCTAAAGAAGAGCTTTGGAGAATCGTACCATTCTTCACTTCATTGGAAACCAATGAAGTTGTAATCGACTAAAAAATATTTTGAAAAAACCTGGTCAAAAATTTGCAAGTGTCCAGGAAATTACTTACCTTTGTATCATATTAATAATTAAAATATAAAAACATGAAAATAAACAAAAAATTATTTACAGTTAATGAAGTTTGTTCAACATTATCTAAAGACCAAACAATTAGTTTTTTATCAATATTAATTGAAGCTAGAAATGAATTAGTAGCTAGTTTAGAGTTAGTTGACTCAAACCCTAAAAATGACGATGCGAAATTAGATTTAGTAAATAATATCGAAACTCAATTAGTTATCGTTAATAAAAACATTAACATATTTAATGATGTATTATCATTATAAGAAGTTGCTGTTGCAAATTAATTAAAAAATATGGGAAAAGATTTGGTTATTTCATTTCTTTTCCCTACCTTTGTATCGTATTAATAATTAAAACCAAAAAGCCATGTCAGTACAAGAATTTAAAATTAAGAAAGAAGGTAACTATTTTGTAGCTTACGACACCGTAGATAAAAAACGTTCATACGGTAAAATCAATATCAAGAAAGGAAACTTTTTTGGTGACACACGTTGCATGATTGCATTACACAACCATTTGGATGGGTACAACCAAGAAAACACCAATACAATCAAAGTAATTGAGTACGCAGATTATTCAAGTGATGAAAATCTTTTCTACCAACACAAGGGTGATGTTGTTTGCCTACATGACGACTTGAAAGAAGGGTCTAGTGAGTTAGGTTGGTTCAAGGTATGGTTTGATGCAGAAATGGAAGACAGAGAGTACATTACGGTCAATGATACAGTTATTTATCTGGATTCAATTGATGAATTATAAACTAAAAAATAAAAAGTATGGTAAGTAATTTTTTCCCAAAAAATATTTTCAGAGGCAAGAATGCTGATGGAAGTAAATTTACAGTTAAAGAATACGATTTTGAAACTATTGCTCATTTAGATTTTGCTAGAGGGTTTTTAATGTTATTCAGCGGTGCAATCATAGGTGTGTTTTTAGCGCCATTATTGTTTGTATTATCTGTTTTATCCTTTGATGGGTTTTCAAAGATAAAGTTTTGGGTGGTAATGTTAATCAGTGGTTATGTGTTATTTGATTTTACACATGGTTGGTTGATGTTAAGGTTGTTAGACTTCTTTTTTGAGGAACCATCTTTAAATGTTCTATTTGCTATCAATACTGGTGTGTTTGTAAGTTGTATAGTAATGATATTGGTTGGTAGTTTACTATATAGATGGATAATAGATATTAACAACACTGTTGGTTCTCGTTGGTTATTTTATGTGATTGTTGTTTGTGTTATGTTTTTTATTGGGTATAATATTGGTAAAAGTAATATAAAAAATGATGTTGGTTGGGTTAGAGAAATCCTGGGGTTTAATGAAAAGACACCTTCAGAAATTGAACATGAAAGAGTTGGAAACATGACCGACCAACAAATTGAAGACGAAGCTCAAAAAAGATATGAAGACCAGTTAAGGAAAGAAGGAAAAGACCCCGCAAATTACAGGTAATCAATTAGATGTAAAAAAGTTTTGAATAGACTTTTTTTTATGGAAAAAAATCCGTACCTTTGTAGTCTAATTAATAAACAATAGAAATTATGAATATTCAAATCAACAAAAAATTATTCACATTGAACGAAGTATATTCAACGTTAAACCATAGTACTACAAGTGCTTTCTTGAATGAGTTATTCAAAGTACGTACTGAATTACTAGGTGAATTAGATACTACTGACCTTATTGTTGATAGTGATGCTAAATTAGATTTAGTTGAACATATTGAATTACAATTGGTTTACATCAACAAAAACATTAGAACCTTTGAAGATGCTTTATTATGTTACGAAACCAAAATATATGAGGTAGGAAACATATTAGGTGAAAACACAAAAATCTGGTTAAATTAAAAATAAACCAGGAATTATTTGGTAGTTTAAAATATTATACTTACCTTTGTACCATCATTAACGTTAAAACCAATTTAAGATGAAAAAATTAACTTCAATCGTTGACTGCAAAAACAAAATATTAACTCTTATGTTCCAAAATGAGAAACACGTAATTGACCTTAGAGAGGGTGACTTACATGATAACTGGAATGCTTTCACTGACAAGAATAGTGAGGTTTGGGATGTTAATTTCACATGGGAAGACACTACTGGTGAAAAACCATATCTTTCAATCTATCCAGTTCTTCAAAACGAAGACGGTACGTTTCCAGAAAACTCAACTCAATGGGATGAAGACATTTCTTTCAAGGTAAAAAAGATTGGTACTCGTGATGAGTATTTTAGAGAAGTAAGATTTGGTTATAGATTTGATTCTTCTTTACCTTTAAAGTTTGAGGTATTTGATTCAAAAGGTGTTGTTATACTTAAAACTAAAAGTGGTAACAAAGCAAGTGATGAAGCTTATTATCGATTATTACAATTCAATGACCAATGTGTTATTGTTGCAACTGATTCCAATGGTGCAACAAGAAAACTTTAAATTATACACTGTAATATTATGATTAAAACAATCGTTTTAATGTTGTTTATCATTTATTAGCATTAGTACGAATTATTAAACTATAAATAAATCAAGATGATAAAATTAGAACAAAAAGAAAACGAAAAAAGACAAGAGTATTTAGTTAGATTGGCAATAGCATACATTATTGAGCATACGGGATATGTTGGTGTAGATGATTATTTATTTTATGATGATGCTGAATGTGATGGTTATTGCCTTGCCGAAGATTTACGGATTGAATTTGACATTGACGAAGATTAGTATTAATGCTAACGGTTTGTATAAAAAATGTAGGGGTGCTAGATACTATGTTATATAAAAAAGACTACGTTGAAGACGTTGATTTTGTGAAAGTAACTGAACGTGGCACTTTAAAAAATTGTTTTCCAATATTGAGTAGAAATGAAGATTTTGTTGAACTTGTGTATGATTTATACGAAGTGATACCGTAGTATTGTACATAACTACTGGATATACGAACTTTTAATTGTATAATATATGAAACTAATTAATAAACTTTAAAAATATAACAGATGAAAAGTTAAAACTTAATGCTATAGCTATAAAAGAAGAATTTATTTTAGAAATAATAGAAGATTGTCCATTTTAAATTTGGTAGATTAAAATATTTTTCCTACCTTTGTAGTCTAATCAATTAAAAATATTATTATGTCAAGATTATCACCAAAAGAATTAGCTGATGCGATAACTGATTTCGTTAACTCTAGCAACAAAGAGAAGAATAAAGAGTTTGTCGAAATCTTCTCGTGGCAACACAGAACACTACAACAATCAGCCTTTGGTTTGATGTTGCAGACTATCGAACACATGGCATCTGATGAGTACCATACAGACGCTAGAAACGAAGATAGCAAGAAAGTGGCACAAACGCTTATATCTGGTTTTAAAGTGGCTAAAACGGCTCAATACATTGCCGAGGGAACTTCAGAAGAAAGAGCAAAAGAATACATGGAATTGGATGGCTTCGATAAACCAAGTAGATATTTAGGATGCAAATGAAATGGTGTTCCATTTTGTGTTGGTTAGCTACACTACCATTTATTTTTATAGTTATAAATAATTTTAATACCTTTGCCGTATGAAAACAAAAATAGTAAATATCGCCCTTAAAAACGATTTAAAAAAAATCCTTGAAACCCCTACTAAATTTGGTGAGGTTAGCAAAGGTGATGTGAGTGGTTTTTCAATTGAACTTGAAGAAAAAGACCCACAATCTTTTAGTAGCTACACCTATTATGACTATGAAAAACTACGTGATGCTGACTTTGATGAATTACAAACACTATTAAAGTCAAAAGATGTCTAAAGTAAAAAGAACATTCCACGTATTTGATGAAGGACTTCACGAATACAGTATTACTGACAAACCCACTAAAAATGGTAGAGTAATATCATTGTTTCATTCAAATGGTGAGCAATGGACTAGTCATACTCGTGGTGAGTTTATCGTGAAAATAACTGTTACTGGTAACGGTGTTAAGTTTAGTAACAAGATTAACAAAATGGGTTATGATATTCTACATTCAATGCGTTTGTTGATTAACTACGAACGAGAAACTGACACCAATGGTTACAACAAAATTAAATCACAGGTTTACGAAACCACACAGGATAGTGTGAATAACCAAAACTTTGAGATATGAGTTCATTAGATAAATACAAGGAATACTTGTTGGAAGAAGAAAAGAGGAAAAAAGCTGAATTAGATTTGAAAATTTCAAAAGCAAAGTTTTTTTATTTGCTGTTTGAGTTCTGCATATCAGTTGTTGGTTTTTTTATCATTGGTTACCATACCAACCGTTGGGTGTGCTTAGGATTGTTCCTAGTTTTATGGGGTAACAATATGGGTGTGATAAGAAATATTTTATCACCAAAGAGTAATTCTGCTCGAAAAATTTGGAAAAGACAATAGTTTTATTTACCTTTGTAGTATAAATATTAAAAAAAAAAATAAAATGGAAAGTTTATTAGTATTGATTGGTGTGATTGGTTTAACATTAGGTATCTTATGTTACAACGCATTTGTCTGGGGTTTTATCGCACACACATTGTATGGTTGGTTTATCTTATCGGCATTTGCTGATGCACCACATTTCACAGTGTTGCAGTTTGTAGGTTTTTCGTTGTTTTTAACAGCAATAAAACCTAGTTTAGGTGTATCGATTAAGAGTGAATATCAAGACAACGGCAAAATGTGGGGTAAGTTATTACTCACACCATGGTTAGTATTGTTATTTGCGTGGTTTATTAACTTGTTTTTTTAATATTACTGAAAATAAATTAAAAATAATGACATTATCTTTTGGTAGTGTCATTTTTATTTTATACCTTTGTACCATGAGTAGAATAGAACACATAGTTAACATTAAAACGGCTACCGTAGAATCTACAGCTGATGTTATATTTGTAAATGGTGAAGCCTTTACCTACAAGAACACTGGATTGACCAGACGTGTGTTTGTTAATAAAGACAAAACACTTATTGTCAAAGTACCTATCAACAAATATGACCAAAAACACAATGATAATGAAGCGGAACATTGGAATGAATGTACAGAAGACGAACGTAGTCAATTAGCTGAAACAAAACGCTTATACAATGGTTATATTCTTCAAGAGTTCTTACAAACACTAGATGATGATACGACACCAGAATGGTTAGGTCGTTCTTTGACTATGAGTGAAATTTCATTTGCTAGTTCATGTAGAAGCGATGTAGGGTTTGACACCAATGGTGTGTTGAAGTGTTACGATTATGATGAATTTAAACAATACTAGATATGGCAAAAGATTTTGTTAGACAATCAATTATTACCAACGTAGGAAACTTTGTTAAAAATATTTCAAATTTAGAACTATATGATTTGGTTAACTTTGTTTGTTATGTACCGAACATAGCACCAACACAAAATATTGAAAATGAAACACAACGTAAATTTGTTGACGAGATTTTGGGTACAAATGATTGGGAATTGTACATAAATGATTTGATTAAAAAACCATATTTTTTAAGTAGTTCTGGTAGTTTTAGAAGTAACCTAGACCTAATTGAAAAAATATTACATTCAGAAGTATTTTTTAGATTTCAAGAAACTATAAAATCAAAGGTAGTTGAAAAACCATTATTTACCAAAGGTGAGAAACAAACGTTGACAGATATACTTGATGAACACAAAGTAATGCTTGAATATCAGTTGGAAGATGAGAAATCTATTATAGAATCTTGTGGTGATGATAGTGAAGAATTAATAAAGTTAAAGAAAAAACACTTAAAATTTATCAAAAAGTTTGCATAGTTCAAATATTATCATTACTTTTGTCTTAACAAAATAAAAATCCTATGAATATATTTGTCCTTGACAACAACCCAAAAAAATGTGCTAAATACCACGTGGACAAACACGTTGTTAAAATGGTCTTGGAGGTCAGCCAATTACTTTGCGGTGTTCATTGGGTTTTAGGTGGTGAAGCACCATACAAACTATCACACAAGAATCACCCATGTGCCATTTGGTCACGTGAGTGTATTGAGAATTACATTTGGCTATGTGACTTAGGTCTTGAACTATGTACTGAATACACATACCGTTACGAGAAACGTCACAAGTCACAGGAAATCATCGAGTGGTGCCTACTGAACCAACCAGACTTGCGTGACAATGGTGATATTACCGAGTTCGCTTTGGCTATGCCAGATGAATGCAAGGTTGGTAGTGTAGTTGATTCATACAGAGAATATTACATGGCAGAAAAACGTAGTCTAGGAGTTTGGAAGAACAGAGAAATACCAGAATGGTTTAAATAAAATTATAAAGTATGAGTGTTTGTAAGAAAATATGTAACGAATGTCCGTTCAGTAACAAATCATTAAATGGTTGGTTAGGTAGTTATTCTATCGAAGATGTAATTAACTTCCAAAGAACTGAAACATCTTTCCCTTGTCACAAAATGATGAGTGAGAATAATATGAACCAAACACAAGCGGATAAGGCTATCAAGAATGGTACTATGAAACTTTGTAGAGGTTACGTTGAATCTATGATTAAATCTTGTAAAAGTCCTTTTGGTAATAAGTTACTGGTACAAGCAATTGCCGAAGTAAAAGCAGAAGGATTGTCAGAGGATTCCATGGCAATATGGGATTTCAAAAAACATCACGAAAAACTTGCACAGTAGAAAATAATTTCATACCTTTGTAAACGAAATATAAATAAAAGATTTATTATGACAGCATTAGAAATTATATTAATCATTATTATTTGGGTAATCCTAGGGTTATTCATTTGCCACAAACGAAATTGGTATGTTGAAGAAGGTACTGATGCTAACTTTGCATGTGTATTTGCTTTAGCTTTAGCACCATTCAATTTTACATTAACTTTCTTTAAGGTTTATCTTATTGATAAATGGAAAAACTAAAAACAAATAAATTATGAAAAATTACTTTATAAATGTAGCAATATACTACATCTTACTATCTCTAGTGATAGCGTTTATATGGGTTTTAACTGGCATTACTGGGTTTATAGTTTTACGTATCGTATTGGCTTTAGGTTTAGCTTACTACAACCCTTTGACTGACAAATGGTCATAGTACTAACTATATTAGGTGTAATTTTATTCTTCGGAATAGTAAGAGTTATCTTAAGTCCTAGACAAGGATTTTGGGGTAACTTATTCGCTATATGGTGGTTAGACCTATTGGTTGGTGTAGTTGAGAATATGTTTGAAAACTTAGACGATTTTACAGACTAATGCAAAAGTATAGAATAGTAACGCAATCAAGACATGACTTCACCAAAATGACTTGGCACATACAACGCAAAGGTTTTTGGGGTTGGAGAATGGTTAAGTCTAGTGATAATGGTGATTACAATATATTATCATTTGGGTCTTATGTTGAAGCCGAACATCACATGAAAAAAAATTATTTTGGTGACGGTCACTTGTATCAACCAAAACCAAATGAATATTATTATACACAAGCAACTTATTATATGTAAATTATGACAAAAAAACCTTACAACAACAAAGAAATTAGAGAGTAAAGATTACATCAAAAAACAAGTGAGAGCTTGGGTTGAAAGTGAACTAGAACTTTTGGGTCGAGAAGAAGAAATTAAAAGAGGTGAAATAATTTAAAAATAATTGGTAAAAATTTGGATATATCATTTATTATCTTTACCTTTGTATCATAATTAAAAATCAAACTATGCAACGCAATAATGAAATCCCGTTTTTTAGTTTTTTCGGTAAAAAAACAAAATCTAGTAAAAATGTTAAAGTTGGTGATATTGGTATTTACCACGATATTTTAACTTACTACAACCAAAATGACACTGGTGATGCTGTTAAGCACAATGTGTTTACCAAAGTCAAAGTTCTTGAAGTTTACCAAGACTTGGTTGAAGTTGAAGTGTTACACATAGAGATTTCGGAATCAGTTAACCCATGCGTTTCTGAATTGTCGAAAATAAATCTTTCGAGATATGTTAACCCTAAGAATATTAAATGGCAAATCAGAGAAAATTAATAATAAGAAGCTTTTTAGCCTCTTTTTTTGCATATGTGAACTACCCACCCACGCCAGAGGCGATGGGATGGGCTTCAAGGGTTAACGCTCCAACTAATGTTGGCAACTTACCTTGATTTTTAAGAGTATGTTCCGTACTCAAGATATTTTTTAAAGCAAAAGATTTTATGTTACAAGCGGCATTTACATCACGGTCTAATACAGAATTACATCCTTTACAAGTCCATTCACGGTCTTTTAATTGTAGTTCTTTGTTTATACCACCACAGTTACCACAAGTTTTTGATGATGGTGCAAAACGTCCTATTCTTAGGATATTTTTACCATACCAATCAGCTTTGTATTCCAACATAGTTACAAAAGTTGACCAACTTACATCATTAATGGCTTGTGCTAAATTGTGGTTCTTAACCATATTTTTTACCGCTAAAGTTTCAAGTGCAATAGTTTGGTTCTCACTAATTAATTTACTTGATAGTTTATGTAAAAAATCTTTGCGTTTGTTTACTACCTTTTCATGTAGTTTAGCAAGTTTCTTTTTAGTACGCTTACCTTTGTTCTTTGAATATTTTCGTTGTACATATTTTAATTTATCCTGTGCTTTACGTAAGTATTTATGGTTTTCAATTTCAAGTCCATTGGAAGTAACCAAAAAAGACTTAATTCCTAAGTCCACCCCAATAGCAGTTTCTTCTTTTATTGCTACTTTTTGTGGAATAATCTCATTAGTATCAACTAATATAGAAGCAAAATATTTACCTGTTGGAGTAACACTAATAGTTGCACTCTTTATAGTTCCATTAATTGGTCTGTGTAAAACAATTTCAATACCATCTTTAAATTTTGGGATTATCAAAAAGTTGTTTTCTAAAAGAACATTTTGTGGTACGGCAAAAGATTGTCTGCCTTTATGTTTTGATTTGAATTTAGGGAAACCAGCACCTTTGAAAAATTTCTTAAAAGCAATATCCATATTTTGGATGGACTGTTGTAAGGATTGGCTATTTACTTCTTTCAGCCACCCACATTCTTTTTTAAGTTCAGGGAGTTGTTTGATTAAATCGAAAGGTGAAAAATTGTGTTTGGAGCCTAAATATGCGGAGTTCTTTGTTTCTAAAGCTAAATTATACACGAATCTGCTACCACCAATATGCTTGGCAATCAACTCTTTTTGTGAGTTGGTCGGATACAATCTATATTTAAAACCTTTAAGCATATATTATTAAATAGTCTAAATTTTTGTAAAAGTACAATATTTTTTGACAAAAACGAAAATTTGTTTAAATTTAAAAAACGTAAGTGGAAAAAGGTGTCGCTTACATCCCATCCACGCAAAAGCGATGAATGGGTTTTACGCTCCTTATATAAAAAATTAATTGTACCTTTGTACTATGAAAGGAATTTTAGACAAATACGATAAAGTAGATAGCGGTTGGATAGTACGTTATAAAGTCAATAGAGATAACCTTATCGTTTACCAACATGTGATGTTGCACCCAAATCAAACGAACTATGCTGAAATAGATAAAGAAGTCGAGTTCCGCTTTCTAAGTTGTCCTAACTTAGATAATGGTGGTGAGTTGGAAGACATGGCTATTATTGATACTGGTGAAGCTAAAAGTATTAGTGAGATAATGGAAAAGTTTAAGGGTAAAACAATGTTCCCACAAGCGTTAAAAAGAGCAGAAGAATCTTTAAGAGGTGTTGTATTACCACATGTTAAAAACAACTCTAAAATGTATCACGAAAATGAATTGGGAAAGATTCTTTTCGATTTTATGATGTTTGACCGTCAAGAAGGAGATACGAGAGGTTCTGTTATCAAAAGGTTTTTATCTGAACTTAAAAATAAAAATAATGAGAAGTAAAACAGCACAACGTATTTTATCCGAAACATCAGAAGAAGTGAAAGATAAAGTTAGACTTGAAGGTTATAAACGAGCAAAGAAAATTTGTTGGTTGAAGCGTTGGTTCCCATTTACTAAAAATTTATTACCAAAAATATGTTAGAGCTATTATTATTGGACGATGAAGTCCAAAAGAAAACCAAAACTCTTATCGAGTATGCAGATAACCATGTGGTGTCTTATGATAAAATGGTTGAACTACAACAAAAAGTAGACAGTGAAGAAGCAATCGATGATGCTATCGGGAATAACCCAAACCATTCAATTGAATTACCCATGGGGTATCGTGTAGCCTATTCAATAGAAACACACCCTATTGGTGAGTGCAGACATATTTCTGTTTCAGTAAATAATGAAGAACCAGAAATTGATAATTTACGTTTTATTCTTGACTTATTCGGTTTTAAATCAAACTTGGAAGATGGTAAATGTTATGCGTATGTGGAAAGCTACACAGTAGATGATGTACAATATTCTGCAATAAATGTTATTGAACCTACCTATTAATGGTAAAACATGAAACAACCTATTATGAGGATTTCACCATTAAAACTTTTACTGAATACTCTAATGGGTCAATCACATCTTTTGAAAACTACGATAAAAAAGGCAAATTAATTTATCGTGTTGTAGGTGATTTAGCTGAACAATGGGAATATAGTAGAGGTAAATTAAGACGATATTCAAACTCAAAGCGTTACTGGATAAGGTATTCATATAAAAAAGGTATGGTACACGTAATAGAAAACGGTGAAACAGGTATAAGAACTTATGGATACATAGAAAATATAATTTATTAAAAAATATTTGGATATGTCATTTTTTATCCATACCTTTGTAATCTAATAATCAAAAACATGGAAAACGTATTATTCTTACACCAGAAAAACATTCAAAAAATTTCATTGGATTCTCGTCCATCTGAAGAACTAGGTTTTGACTATGATACACATGAAGACTACACCGAATTGGGTGAAACCTTATTTTCAGATGCGGGTCTGGTTAACATAGAAAACCTAATCAACAAGTTAACAGAAATGCGTTCGCATGGTGCAACACACGTTGCTTGTGACTGGCATTGTGACCACCAAGAATTGGACTTGTATGGTGTTGAATACCGTTTGGCAACGCAAGACGATATCGATGCGTACCACAACAAGAACAAAAAACAAGTAGAAGATAAAAAACAACGTGAAATTCAGTTGTTGGAAGATAAACTAAAACGCTTGAAAGGTGAGTGAAGATAGAAACGAATACTTAGAAAGTGATGGGTTGTATTGGGAATCTGAAAGCCATGAATGGTTTCATGACAAAATATCTACCCAATATGCTAGAAAGAAATCCGAACTATGGGGTTCTGGAACGCAAAATGATGCACTTGATGTAGCTTGTTTTGTTGTTAGGGATAAAAAAACTGGTGACTACGATAGAGTAATGATGGATTCAAAAACAAGTCAACCTATCTATGACACAAAATCCTTGGAACAAATGGGTTTTGAAATTGATAAAATGAAAGTACTTAAACGATTTAAAACATAACTATGAACGAAGACTTAGATTTACGCTGTAACTTCATTAGCGTTGACCACAAAATAGCAAGAAACTCTTATGGTGACTTTTTTAAGGTTGGTGAACTTGTTGGTCATGAAGAGTTGAATAATGAAACTGCTACAATCATGTCCTTTGAATTGGACGAAGAATCTAACGAAGTGAAAGCATGGACTGACAAAGGTTGGTCACATATCGACTTCATCTGCAAACTAGAAGAAGAAAAACATGGCGAAACCTTGTAAAGAATGTCCATGGGTTATTAGAAACCATTTTAACGACAGAATCATTGAACATTCTAAGAACCATAACAAACCACACAATTGCCATATGATACCACCAGAAAAAAGAGGTATGCTTTGGGATTGTAAAGAAGAAACTAAATGTGTTGGAAGGCACCTATACGAAAAAGAAAATGAGCAGTAAACAAACATATTTCAGAGTATGCCACAAAGATACACTACAAGGTCTTTGGTACGCATTCAATGGTGAGTTTACTGGACTTATCCATAATCAGTTTAGCTTTTGTGCTAACACAAATTTAGCTATGGATTTTGATGAAGAAATCGTAGGTTGGTTATCAGCAGTTGAAACGCTAGAAAACTTGTTTTTTTGGTTTACCGAAAAAGACATTAAAGCATTGCAAAAGCATGGTTGGTTTATCCACGAGTTTGAGGCAGAAGACGTTAAGTTCTATGAGAGGTTCCAACACACCGTAATCAAACAAGATACATCAAAAGTGGTAAAGGTTCACGAACTTATGCTAAACGGTCAAACACGTGAGTAAGACGAGAATACTGGAATCATCGAGATAAACCAACAGATTTTATTAATTTAGTTGATATTGAATACAATTACCCAAACAACAAATACACATTTGACTTCTCAAAGATAACACAGGAAGAACAAAATGCGTTATGGGAAATAATCGACCATGTAAGAAAGATGAGGACTGAATGGGTGCAAACAAAACCTTATGATTTAACCAGAGGTGATGAAGTTACTACCAGTTGGAAGTATGAATATATTATCTTTGAATTGGTTAGACTATATAAAACATTTGATTGGAAAAAGAATATTATGATTTATTATGGGTATTAATTTGTTTATTACTGATTAATTTCATACCTTTACACCATTATAAAACTAAACTATGAAAACATTCGGATTATTTATGTTATTGTTCCTATTCATTACAATAGGACTTTCTCTGTTGCTACCTAAAGAATGGTCAGCACCAGAAATACTTTTACAAAGCACATTACTTGCGTATATCGTGCAACAGTATCGTACAAAAGAAATTGACGATGAATAATGGTTAGACACGAAGTAACAAATCACGAAAATTATAACAGATAAAATTTGCATATAATAAATATTATATGTACCTTTGTACCATGGAAGCAGAAAAAGACATATTCGACCAATGGAAAGATAAAAGAGATTCTAAACCTTGGATAATTAGAAAATTAAGGTTTATACCCATGTGGTGGCGACATGATGGCAGATTCATGGGCAAAGAGTTCGTTAGAGGCGTTAAAAAACTTATCTATTGGTTTCCTATCATATGGAAAGATAGAGATTGGGATAGCCACTATATCTTCGAAATACTAAAACATAAACTATCAGCACAAGCCAAATATATTGGGGATAGAGATATTCATACCAGAGCAAAACAAGATGCAAGTACAATGAGGCTTTGTGTTCGTTTAATGAAACTTGTACAAGATGAGTTTTATTCAAGTGAGTATTCTGATTATCATAAAACAAAACATTGGTTCGAACCTGTACCAGACAACGATAAACTATCACGTTGGGAAACTAGGATATTGGAAGAAAACTTTGACGACTACTTTAAAAAATATCCTAGGATATACAAACAAGTAATAAATGGAAAAGGTATCTTCACCCTTGATGGTGAAAATCAAATTGAAATAAAACAAAAAATTGCAATGAATATTGGATATATAAACCATGAACGTGCAAGAAAACTGTTGTTTAATATAATGGAAAACAATATTGAAGGTTGGTGGGACTAAAACAAATAAGTTATGAAAAACATACACGTAATAACAACGGAAAAATGAAAGAAGAATTAACAAAACAAGAAGAGGCGTTAACATTGGTAGTAAGAGACAAATGGATAAATAAAGCCTACAATGATTGCTCAATGGGTATTGACAAATCAAAATTTGAAACAGGTATAAGTTGGTTATATAATAACCTTGTTAGTTTACCTAACCCACAAGTTATCTATTGTGATTCGATAATTGATGCTATTATTAAAATAACTATGTTTAAGGATTTTAATATGGATGTATCAGAATACCCAACTATTTTTGAAAAATATAAAAATAGTAAATTAAAATCCGATTTTTTAAAAAAAATGGATGAAAACAAAGAATTGAAAAGTTCATACATTGGGTGGTCAAATTTTGGTTGGATTTCGTTTTATGATTATTTCACACAGATTGGTGTGTTAAATGATGAAAAGTTCAATATGTACCAATCATTAATTGAGTCAAATGTTTTTGAAACGTTTGAATTTGAAAATGTTGTTTTCGCTGTACAACCACCTAAATACATTCTTTCTGAAAATTTATTGCCTCACAACACAGAGGATTTTGCGATTGAATTTAATGATGGTACTGGTTGCTATTTTATCAATGGTTTAAATGTTGATGCTGATTTATTTTTAAAGTTGAAAAATAGAAAGTATACATTTAGTGATTTTATTAAGGAAGAGAACGAAGAAACCAAGTCAATGATTTTACTTTACATTGAAAGTAGAGATGGCACAGAAGCTGTTTTTGACTTCATGCGAGATAATCTAAAACAGGTTGATTCATTTATGAATGATACTAAAAATGAATATTTGGAAGGCACAACTAGGTCTAACAGAATTGGTGTTTACACACTATTTAAGGGTCAAATAAATGACGTAAATATTGCATATGTAAGGTGTTATTGCCCATCAACAGATAGAATGTTTTTTTTAGGTGTTGAGCCAAGTTATGACTCCGCTAAAGATGCTATCGCTAGTTTGTACAGAGTACCTACTATTTTAAAAAATAATATTGTTAGTATTAGTAGACAAGGTGAGAAATTTTCAACTATATTTGATGATGATATTACCTATAAATTAGAAAATGGTGAATTTAGTAATGATGAACTTCAACGTTACTCTAGTTTATCGGGTAACGATTACTTCAAATTAATGACTTATGAATTTTAATATAGGTAAATCAATAAAAGATAAAGTAAGGAATTCAGTAAGTGATTCAGTAAATGGTTCAGTAAGGAATTCAGTAAGGAATTCAGTAAGTGATTCAGTAAAGAAGTCAGTATTTAAATCAGTAAGTAATTCAGTATGGGATTCAGTAATTGATTCAGTATGGGGTTCAGTAAGGAAGTCAGTATTTAAATCAGTAAGTGATTCAGTAAGGAAGTCAGTAAGGAAGTCAGTAAGTGATTCAGTATGGGATTCAGTAAGTGATTCAGTAAGTGATTCAGTAAAATTTTAAACAATGATACTAGGTAAATAAACAATGAAACTAGGTAAATCAATAAAAGATAAAGTAAGTGATTCAGTAATTGATTCAGTATGGGATTCAGTAATTGATTCAGTAAGTGATTCAGTAAGGAAGTCAGTAAGTGATTCAGTAAGGAAGTCAGTAAGTGATTCAGTATGGGATTCAGTAATTGATTCAGTAAGTGATTCAGTAAGGAAGTCAGTAAGTGATTCAGTAAAATTTTAAACAATAAATATGAGTAGTATGGAAAAATTAAATGTGGGTGTAAATGTAGCACCAAGTAGTACAAGTGGTCACTTCATCAAAAACGCTAAAAAAGTAGTAGATATTGATGCAGTAAATGAAACGTTCTTAGTTGAGGGTGAGTCTGTTTTAACAACAGAAAATCACACAACTTTAGAACAAAAGAAAAGTTGTTTAATCACAACACAAGTTGTTTACAATCCTTTGAAAGCGGTTTACGAAAAGTCAAAAGATTAATTAAATTAGGTGCAGAGGGAAAAATAATAACCTTCTGCACTTTTTTATTAAAACAATGATACTAGGTAAGTCAATAAAAGGTAAAGTAAGGGGTTCAGTAAGTGATTCAGTAAGTAATAAAGTACTTGATAAAGTACTTGATTCAGTAAGTGGTTCAGTATGGTATTCAGTATGGAATTCAGTATGGAATTCAGTAACGGATTTAATGCCAAAAATAAACAATGATACTAGGTAAATCAATAAAAGATAAATTAAGGAATTCAGTATATAATTCAGTACGTGATTCAGTATATAATTCAGTACGTGATTCAGTATGGTATTCAGTAAGTGATTCAGTAAGGAAGTCAGTAAGTAATTCAATACCAAAGATAAAACGATAAAACAATGAAACTAGGTGAGTCAATAAAAGATAAATTAAGGAATTCAGTATGTGTTTCAGTAAGTGGTTCAGTAAGTGATTCAGTAAGGAATTCAGTATGGTATTCAGTAAGTGATTCAGTAAGGAAGTCAGTAAGTAATTCAGTAAGTAATTCAGTAAGTGATTCAGTAAGTGATTCAGTACCAAATATAACACAACAATCCTAATACCTCCCTCTTCAACGAAAAAATAATTGTGGTAATAGATTTGCATATGTAAAAGATAATATGTACCTTTGTAGTAATTAATAACAATACTAGAAACACATTTGTGTACATACAAAAAAAACCAAATAATACAATGAAAGAAATAAAATATAAAATAGAAAAACAACTCGTGCTGAAACATGATGTCATTCTAGGAAGTACATAAGAATTACAAGACGTTCTAGTTGAGGTAAGCGATAATCTAGATGGTGAAAAAGCAATGAACAATGAAGTAAGTGTAGTTATTCCCATAGAGAAAACCAAACCCATATAGTGATGTAATGACACAAGAAACCATAGAACAAAACTTGGGTTCTAACAATGTAAATTCTTATGGTTTTCCCCCTACAACAATAAATGCTCATACAATAAGCGGTGGACAAATCATAGTAGAGAAAATACGAAAAGAAAGATAAATAATGAAGTAGATAAAAATACCACCATGTGTCGATAAATAATGAAGTAGATAATCCATATGTACACAAAAGTGTACACGGTTCCACCGTGTCCCAAAGGGACATTCTACAACTACTTTATATACAGACTTATACAAAAAACCATGTACTTTTGTACCTGTGCCGAACACGTAAATTAAATAGGGTGTTTTTAACAAGAAAGTGGAAATTTGTGGTAAAATGTGGTAAAAAGGTTTGATTTCATAGCTAAAAAATAGAAAATGGTTTTTTCATGGGCAATATGGTATAAATTAATAATAAAAAATAATACAAAATAATGCTGAAAAGTTTTATACTGTTCAAACACTCTCGACAAATTTTCGCCTGAAATTTTTGGACATAGGTATTCCATGACGCAAAAGCGAAAAATTTTTGGCAAACAAATTTAGCCCAAAGTTACGATAAACTTGGACAAAACGCTACTGTTCTCCCATGTAGATACAATGGGCAGTAAAGCCTTAACACGTTCACTATATGTGAGGTGTCGAATATGGTACAAAGGTATTAAAAACTTTTTTAATAAACAAGCGAAATAAATTTGGATATTAAATATTTTTGTTGTATCTTCGCAAACTTTTTTCAATGGTATAATGATTTAACTACAAAGGTACAAAATGATT